TGTTGATATAAGAGATTACTCTCTTTTTATTTAAGATATAGGAGGATAGCAATATATGGCTATAGTAAATAATCCTCATAATATACAGGATATAGATAAGCAGTATACGACTTGGACAAAATTAGCAAAGCAAAAGGGCATCTTAATATCTGGTTTTGGTGGATGGTTACTTTCTAGCTCTGCATATCATGCCGATGAATGGCTAGCTTCTGTAAGCGAAGGAACTTTATTTGACGATCCAATAGGTGGAAAGGTTTATGAAGTAAAAGCTAAAATGGTGAATAATATAAAAACCAACTATTTTACCAATGTAGATTTTACAAATATGGGAAGATTTACAGAAGTATTTTTAAAAAATGATGATAAAGAATATTTCTTCCAATTTCATTTCTACACTATAGATGAATTAATCCAACCATATGATTCTGACAAAGGCCTTTTATATAATAATGGGTTATTTGAATTAAGAATTTTAGATGGAGATTCTCCATCAGCAAATGTAGTGGATACTGTTAAAGTATGTTGTAATAATAACTCGTCAGGGTTCAGAAATAATGATGCCTCAAATGAAACACTTCCTGAAAAATTTATGTTATGCTATATTAATAGCGATAAATCTATAGGAATAGTAGAATCTGATAGAATATATCATTTAGATGGATTATATTTCTTTGCTGGATATGGAATGACTGGCAACTTTATCAATGTAGCTTCTAATAGTGCTACTCTATCTACTAATCAAAACAATACAGGGATTCCTAGATTCTATTCATTGATCAATGATTTGGAAATGGATAATTCTGTGACACAAAATACATTTACTAGTACTTCATTAGTTAAAGTTCCAAAAGCAACTAATAATACAGATGCAGCTTCTGCTCCTTATTTTTTCAATGATTCTACTAAACAAAGGAATGGTCTTAATGTAGATCCAAATAATACTATTGATCTTGTAAAAAATATATGGTTTACCGCAGGCGAATATCCAGAGCTGAGAGAATTTAATCTATTTACTAAATTTAGATTAAATACAGAGTTTATGATAAACATATACGGGCCATTCTATAAAAACAATAATATCAATAAGATAGTAACTAATAAAATAGAAACTATTGATATGGATACATTTAGAATGGATAACTGCAAAAGAATAACTGGTTTGTTTGCTGGATTGAAAAAATTAAAGACTATTAAAAACTTTGGATTCATGAGAGCTAGTAAAGTAGAATCCATGACCAGAATGTTTGATGAATGTGACTCATTAGAATCTATAACACTGACTGGCATTGTTCCTAACTGTAAAAATTATAGTAGATTATTTCAGATTAGTTCAAATTCATATAAACCAAATACTACTTTAAAGACTATAACTATGCAGGCTTTATTCCGTGACAATATCTCTAAAGTAGAAAATTTTGAATATGCTTTTTATAATAATAGTGCATTAACCACTATAAGAAATTTATCACTAAATATGCCTAAATGCAAATCATTTGAAAGAGCATTCATGAATTGCAAAAAATTGCAAGATGTAGATCTATCTAATATAAATTCAGATCCTAATACTTCTGTGAATTTAGCATACATGTTTTATGACTGTAATAATATTACAGGCCCTGTAGATTTATCCAAAATCAGTAGAATAGGAGATATGAAAAATATTTTTTACTCTGCTTCTAAGCTTACGTCTATTAAATTTAAAAAAGGTGCATTAGATTTCAGAACAAATCCTCCTATTAATAATAGAGGTGGAGTAATAGAAGATAATCTTACAGCGGCATTTAATAATTGCAGTAAATTAACTAAAATAGAAAACATAGAAGATCTAGATGCCCCAAATGCAATTACACTTAGCGACTTATTCTCAGGTATGGAATCTATAGAGTCACTATCCCTTCCAAAATTAACATTTGAAAATGTAATAGATGCATCCACATGCTTTGCTTACCAACGTAAGGTAAAATCAATATCTGTACCAAAAGCTGTATTTGGACCTAAAACAGGAGATATATCAAGATTATTTATTTTTGATGCAGAATTAAAGACATTAGATTTTCCACCATTAACCAAACCTAATAATCCTCAAAACACTACACATCTAACAAGAATGGTATCTGTGTTCTATAATTGTAGTAAATTAGAAACTCCGATTTATATATCTAATATAGACACTTCTAATGTGAATACGATGTATGGATTATTTAGATTTGGAAATACTTTAGCTTCTGACAATCCTATTGAAATTCACGGAATAGAAGATATGAATGTATCAAAAGTTAATGATTTCACAGAAATGTTTGGAGTTAAACTAAAAGACAAAACAACATTAGATCTTTCTAGATGGGACGTTTCAAAAGGTGTTACATTCACAAACATGTTTTCAAGTTCTAGAATAAATAAATTCAATCTTACTGGATGGAATATGACTAATGCTAGGGTTATGGACTATATGTTCTCAGCTACTATGATTACATCAACTGATGATATTATTGGTTTAGATGGATTGAATCTTACTAATATAAGAAATAAAGTTGCTTATGATGGAAGAAATGGTGGGGGAATAAATGGATTATTTAACACTAATACATATCTAACAAGATTGGCCCCTCCTAATAGTATTAAAAATATTCCAAATATTGTAAGCTTAAGAGATTTTGTTAGTGGATGTAATAATCTTAGATCTTTAGATCTTAATGGTGCTAATTATGGAGTAATCTCTGATATAGATAGAATTGCTAATGACTGTAGATCTTTAGAAACTATTGATTTTACTGGTATAACTTTTAAAATCAAATATGCTCAATATGCATTTATGGATTGTAGAGTACTTAGAGAAATTAAAGGGGCAGTATTTGATTTCTCCGATCTTACTGATATTGAAAATATCCGAGATATGTTTAAATATTGTAATTCTCTTAATGGGGTAAAGGTTAAAAATATACCTAATAATAATAAAACTAAATTCGAACAAGTAACAGGTTTGAGTTCTTCTCAATATACAGTAGTATCATAATATGAAAGGTGAATAATAAATATGTATTTTAAAGAAGTAAATCCATTGAATGAATCATCTTACTCCATCTTATCTCTCTTTGGTGGTAATGCATGGTATCCAATGACCATGATCCAAAGTAATAAAGAAATTGCTAAAGCTAGAGAATCTTTTTTAAGCAAATTCAAAATTCCAAAACCAGCTGAAGTTAAATTAGAAAAAGTATTGGATAAGATCTCTAATGGTGATATTAATAAACTACCACCAATCAATCTAATTGATATTGATGGATATCTTAATGCTAGACGTCGTATGGATGTTGCTATTAAAGGTTATAGCAAGGCTGCAAATAAAACAGTTATGGATACAGAACGGAAAGATTTCTATGGTACTATAACTTATCCGTTGATGAAAGAGATGCTTAGAAGCTATACTTATGATAATGATCATGTTACAGATGCTCAATATCTCCCATATGTATTGAAAGATAAGTATCTTCTATACTTTACTTTTAATAAATCTGGTTTATTAAGCATTTCTTATGTAGGTTCTGATAATTATAGAGATCCTATGTGCCCTATTGCATTAGGATTAATTGTAGATGGAGAACCTGTAAAATTTACAGTTTTTAATAAGTAAAAATATACACTCCATACCCTTATTTGGGTATGGAGTAATTCTTCATTTATTTATATACTATAATAATGAAAATAGATTTTTATTATGAAGCATATTTAATTCTTATTTTAACAAAGATATATTATTAACAGACTAAATTATTTTAAGAGGAGATGATTTTTATGCCGAACCAAATAGAATATGTGGAAAGATGGAGAAAGCTTATAGATAAAGATATCAGTGATCTATTTATAAAATTCGGAGCTGTGCTAAGCTATATTCAGCATACTCTAACTTATGATCCAGAAGCTAAAGATCCAGAACTAGTAAAAGCTAGCAACATGTCTAGATTAGAAGATGATAAAGAAAAAAGTAATAAAGCGATGTTCTTTATCCTATTCTATAGATATGATATACTAATGACTCTTATTGATAATAATAAAGATATTTCCGAATCAAAGGAAAGAGAGATCTTTGCAGTAATGGTCGATAATCAAAAACTTAATAAGTTTTTATCTAAAATTCATGAGGTTAGATCTAATAAAACATTAGATGATTTTAAATAAAGGAAAGTGAGGTACTATGTTCTTTTATAAGAATGCTGTAAATGTATTTTCAGACGCTTCTACCAAGATCATTAATCCTGGAACAAATAAGAATAAGTTTCTTACTTGTCCTGGATTTGTGACTACTATTAATGGTAGCATAATTAATGAAGGTTATGATATAGTGGAAGCTACTGTAAACTATGCAGAGCTATATGCTATTCGTATGGGTATTGCAGATTTGCTTAAGTATAAAAATACTGATTTGTTTTTAAATATCTTCTCTGATTCTAAAATTTCTGTATTTGGTTTGAGAGAATGGTTCTTTAAGTATTATAAAAATGGTAGAGATTATACTCTAATGACAAATAATGCTCGTACTGGTAAAAAGCCAGTTGCTAATCAAGAACTCATTTTAGATATTGTAAGAATGATTCTTCAAGCAAATGTAAATGTATCTATTTATCATGTACCTGGGCATATTCAAGCTAATAATATAGATAGCATGAATAAGTTCCACTACATGTTCCACAACAATAATTTCCCAGATAATCAAAGGGTAACAGTTCCTTTAGATACTGAGATTGAAATTGCTGAATTTAATAACTACGTTGATAATCTTACTAGAACCAAATTAAACCGTGCTATTAAGAGCGGTTCTTTAGATAAGTTTGATATCAAAAGAAAACTATATCCAGCTATCTGGTATCCTAAGCCAGAAGATGTAACAGACTATTTACACCTAGTACATCAGGTTCGGTAAACCTGTACTAGATTGCATACTATAATTATGAGGAGGTATTTAAATTATGGAGTTCTTAAGCAAGATAAATGGAACTTGCTCTAATCCAGTCGCTCCAGTAGAAGACCTATTTGGATATACAAATATTGCAGGAGAAGACTTTATTGGAGTAGCTCCAGATATTAGTATAGAAAGATGGTTCAATGACTTAATTGAACAATATGGATTAGAACAACTAGTTCAAATGTATCCTTATCAACCAATGAAAGTTAATAAGGAAACTGGTATTATAGAACCAATCAATCCAGATTGCAATTATAATGCTAGGGTAACGAACTGCTTCCACGTTCTTTACCAACGACGTCGTGATAAAATGATTCAACAATCCGTTCAACAGGCCAGTCCTGTTGAACAGATTCCTTTCCAAAATGCGAATGTAATGAATCAATCTTTTTTACCACAAAATCCAATTTTAGCAAGTGGAAATGTAATGCAAGTATCCAATAACACACAAGCTGCTATGAGTAGTAATTTACAACAACCAGTTGTTCAGAATCAAGGGTACTCGCTTAATTTACAATCACAATTCGATAAAACTGATCATGTAGAAAGAAGTATCGAAGTATTACCAGAGCATATGATTGCATCTGAGGACGATCCTGATTTAATAAGATTCAATCCTACTGAAGATATAACTATCAAACCTGTAGAGCAAGGGTCATTCCATCCAAATAAGAAAGATGGATATTATATAGACGATGATGGATCTCTTATAGGTAAACCTTTAGAGTCTATAAATCCTATATTTAACAACCCTAACTATGGATCTTATTACAGTCAGCCATTTGCAAGTCCTTATCCAACGTATCAGCAGTATTACCCGTCTGGTATATTCCCAAGTAATAATTCCTATATTCCAACTTATAGATCGGTGAAGTGATGTTTGAAATGTTTGATAAAAAATATAAAGTCAAAACTGTTCAAGACAGTATTGATCAAGTACTTGCTAAAATGGAAAAAGAAGAGGCAATGCAACAAAACCCATCTATGTATGAACCACAACCTCAGCCAATATCTATGCAGCAAGAGGTTATGATGTCTATGATGAATGGGGGAAATCCAGCATTAGCTCTTATGAATCAACAGCAAGGGTTTAATGGTATGGTAGATTTTAGCAATCCAGCATCAGTTGGTAATATGCAAAATAATCTACAAAATGATCCTAACTTCCAAGCTAATCAGAATGCTGTTTTAGCTATGATGAATCAAGCTTTAGGATCTATGCCAAATGTACATGTTAGTCCAGCTGGACCACCTCCTCCACCTCCACAGTGGAATGGGTATTCTCAGCAACCATTTCCTCAGATGGTTGGAAATAACTTTGCATTAAATCCTAATTTACAGCAAGCACAATACCAGAATCCTCTAGATGGTGTTGTTCCTGCTGATCCAAATGCATTTAATTCTAGTGCTAGTTGGTATACTAGTAATCCATTTCCTACTCAGCAAGGATTAGGTATGAATCCTAATGTTGGTGGATGGAATACAAATCCAAGTTACTACAATTTATATATGAATGATCCTTTTAATAGGGAAGCATATATGAGATTTACTGAAGAAGAAATCCGATCTGGCCAGGGATTTGTGGTAAAAGTAGTATCTAAAACACAAGAGGAAATAGATAAAGAAAGAGAACAGGATATACTTGATGAGCAAGAAGCTATCAGGAATCATCCTACATGGGAAGAGAAACTCAATCCAGACTTTAAAGTTGTTATAAAGACTGTAGATAGAGAACTTCCAGAGCATTTGAAAAAACAACAACAACAAGAGTCTCAGGTTGTTGAAGAAGAGGTTCAAGAGGAAGGACCTAGCCGTGTTATAATAGAATGCTTAAACTCCGAGATAGATATCCTTAAAGGTTGGTTATATGAGATTATGCCTAAGGATATCAACGGATTAGATAAAGAGAAAATCATAGTGCCAAAGCTTAGGAGACTATTCTTCAATAAACGCGATGAAGAAGCTTTGAGGAATCTATGTAAAAGATTGCAAGTTTATAATCCTCCACTCGCAAGAGTAGTATGGGCTAAAAGACATCTAAAATATCGAGATGACTATCAGCTATTCATAACTGCAGCAGAAGATATTCTAAATGAATATGAGATTGCAGAAATGTTCGACAAAGAAGATGAAGGCTATTACGATTATAGAGTTCCTATGAGAAATAGGAAGCTGCCTGAATATACCATAGATGAAAATGGTAAAAAAATCTTTGATGAAAACTATTATGAATACCATCCGTTCAGAAAATATACCGACGATACTTTTGAGTACGAGTATGATAGAGGAAGAGAACTTACAAAAGAAGAATTTAATTTGTTCTGTGAGTATGAGGAGACGTGCCTGGTATATAGCTTCCACCAATTAAGACTCAAGAACTTTTATGAAGTTAATAGAAGACTTCAAAACCTACCTCTTTCCTATAGCGTTGATAGAAAAGAGTTAGCAATTAGAGAAGAAAAGCTAAGAAAGCTTTTAGAAGAGCGCATCAGTATTAGAGAGAATGCTGAAGCCAAGAAGAAAGAAGAAATAGAGCAGCAATGCAAGAATAAAAGGGTATCTGATCCTAGAACCCTAGAAGAGATAGAAAATGAGTACTACAATAGGTTTGATCCAGTAGAAGCTCATTATCATGAAATGCGGGTATTAAGAAAGAAACAAGAACAACAGTATGAGTTATATCGAGATATCTTCTCTTCAAAATCCCAAAAAGAATTTGATGCATGGTGGTATGGTAAGAATTCATCTCAGTATCAGCAAGAGAACCTACCTCCAGAAGAGTTACAGAGAAGACAACGTGAAGAATACGTCGATCGTATGACCGAAGCAAATATAGCTTTACTCTCTAAGGCACAAGTGATAGATCCTGTACAGATTACCAATAATTTCCGATATTGGCAACAAGCTGAGTTGCAAAAATTATTTGGTAATACAATGAATGAGGCAACCTCACTTAAAGATGTATTTGAGAAAGTAATTCCGCATGCATTATATGAAATCTCTTGTGAAAATATAGAAAAGCAAAGACGAGAAACTGCGAATAATTCATATAATCATATGGCTTATAAAAGAGCATTAATCGAACTTGCTAATAATAAAGTGCTTGCAGGTAATGAAGATCCAAACTTCAAACCTGGGCCAGTAGATCCAAGATTCGGATATCCAGCAAATTGGGTAGATCCTACGAATTCTAGAGAATACGAAGAACGTAAAGCACGATTTATGGAATATTGTAAAAACTCCATGGGTGTAAATATGCCTTTGAGACCTATTTATAGATAAGGTGGTGGGCATATGAATATCAAAGAACGCAATGCTTTAATAAGGCAATCTCTAGATGCTGCTAGGTTTGTTAACTTTGATTCCGACGTGTTTAAGTTTACAGAAGAGGATTGGGATAAAATGTCTAAACCTCCTCTCACTACATACGTTCCCGCCCCTGTTATAGATCAATTAAGATCTATAGTAAACAATGTTAAACTAATGAACAATCCATCTAAAAAGTACGATCTGGTTAATAAGCTATTTTATAATATAGGATTAAAACCATTAGCTTCTGGTACTAATAGAAGAACGTTTTATTGTACCTATGATCCAACAGTAGTAATTAAAATAGCATCTGATAGAGTTGGTAAATCTGATAACTTGTCAGAATTTACTCTTCAGAAGCTTATCAAACCATTCTGTACTAAGTCATTTGATGTGACACCAGATGGAGTTGTTGCATTGGTAGAACGTGTTGAAACAATGAAAGAGGCAGACTTTAAAAAAGTGTATGCTAGTGATGTATTCGATTTTACGTTCGAGATTCTTAGAAGAGGATATGTAATGGAAGATATAGGAGGAAACTTCTATAAGAACTGGGGTATAAGATTCGGCTTTGGTCCTGTTATCCTAGATTATCCATATATATTCGAATTAGATTGGACAAAGCTAAGATGTAGTCATAAAGACGTTCATACTGGATATCTTTGTGATGGATACCTTGATTATGATTATGATAAAGGTATGTCAGAGATTATCTGTACCAAATGTGGTACTAGATACACGGCTAAATATTTAGCCAGAAGAATAGAAGCTAAAACGTTATTAGAAAAGATTAATAGAAAGAGGGACAACGAAATGGCATTATTAGACACAGATTTCAAAGTAGTAATTAAAAGAGGCGATCAAATCGTCAAAAGATGTTATAATGAAACTGATACAGTTGTAGATAGCAGAACAAAACTTGGTGGTCATAAAGAATCCGAACAAGGTTTTGTTTTGAAATCTAATAAAACTGAACCACAAAAATTTACAGTAAAACGTAAAGTAGAAGATCACGATTCTAATCAAGATAATCATAGTCATGGTAATAAGAAAATGTATCCAAACTTTACTGATCAACCATTGACTACTGATAACTTAATCTTCTACCCAAGAAGTTTGAAAAATGATATCATCTTCTTCTTAAAGAAAATGGAAGATAAATATGGTGCTGAAACTGCTGTAAGATTAGCGGCTATTGTAGGTACTGTATACAATCCTATCGATCCTGACTTTGTGATTCAAGAAACAGAAGAAGAAAAGGCAGACCCAAAGCCTGAAGCTCCTATCGAAACTAGTTATGATTTCGATAAAGGGGAGCTAGAACCAAATGATGTACAACCTATGGAAGAATTAGCTAAAGAAGCTATTGAAAAGATGGATCAAATCAAAGAAGATGAAGAGAATCCACAACCAACTAGCTTTCCAACTGTAGCTCGTCCATATGAAGAAGTAAAAAGCATGAGTATTGAAGATATCATTACAGAATCCATCTCTAAAGATGAATTAGATATCTTCAAAGAAAGTGATGCTCCTAAAGAAAATCTATTTCCAGTAAAACCAATCTCTAAAGAAGAAGAGGAAGCTGCGGCATTAACTTCTAATACAGAGAATGTAATTAATGGTATCATTGGATCTTCTTTAGTAGACACATTGAAAGAACGTCAAATGGCAGAAGATCTTAAGCTTAGAGTTCTAGCTAAATTTGATAATCAACTAGTACCAGATGTAGATATTGATACTACTATTAGAAGATTGGTTAATGAGATTACAGAATTGATCAAAGATGATATTCAATCTATGAGTGAAACTACAGAAGGCTTGGAAGTAAATGTTTCCAAGACCGTAGACAATAGAAATAATGAATGCTTCAATGTGGTAGTAAAGAACTTTACTAGCCCAGTATTCGATTGTACTATTTACCCAGCTGCTGCTGAGGAAGTTACTGACAAAACTGAAAACGAAGGTGGAGAAAAAGCAATGGAAAAAGCTATTTTTAATTTCTTAAGTGCAAAAGTAGATGAGATCGAACATGATTATTCTTCTGAGGAAGAAGCGAAGACTTCTATCGCCACTGCATTGTATGGCGCATTTAAAGATGAGTTTAAAGATAAATTCACTCCAGCTCGTATGATGGAAATCTGCAAAGAGTATGTAGATAATTATGTAACCTTCAATAATGATGAAGAAAATACTGAGGAAGAAGTTCACACAGCAGCTGATGAATTATAATTTCGCGAAGGGTGATAAACTATGATTAATCAGCAACCTCGTTTTAATCAATTCTTAGAAGGCGTTCTATATGGTTGTAATGACGCAGGAAGTATTCCAGATGCACTAGCATCTGGATATGCTGTAATAGCAGTAGTAGATATAGAAGAGGCCTACAAATATGCTAATATTCCAAACTTAGCAATCATGTCTAATCTACTACCCCCTCCAGAAGCAGTAACTGCTTATATTGATGGAGAAGCAGCTATTGGTCATCAAATCTATTATGAGTATTTATCTCATAAAGAACGTGAGTCTACGATGGTTACTATTTTGCAAGCATTGTATGGTCACAGGCCAAGTATTAGATTTAGAAACTTCTTAATCTATACAGATTATGAACCTGATGTAGAGTTCAATATTCTATATACTCTAGGAGAGTTCTTTAAAAACACATTTGGTATTGTAATGGCCCCATATAAACAATCTCATGCATATAATATTGGTACAGACCAATTTGATTATGTTATTGCTAACCTACTATTCTCTAATGGTAAGATTAACAAGTATGAGTTTGTGCGTATGCTTCCACAAGATGCAATGCCTACAGATATATCTTGTGGTGTTCTATTATCTGATATCAACTATCAACCATCTGGATTGGAAGATGGGTATAGAATTGTATGTAATTATGTAGCTCAACTTAGAGAAGAGATTGCATCTAACTTTATCAAGAAATCTCCTATCATTCAATTGAATGATAAGCTCAATAAAGAAGTGGAGCAAAGTATCAATAATAAGATCTTTGAATCTCAATCTAGATTTGGTAATAAGTAAAAGATGAAGAGAACTCATAACGAGTTCTCTTTTCTTTTTTGTTTGGAGGATTAAATTATGCCTATAGTTAGAACTGAAGAAGAATTAGAATATGCAAGACAACTTATTCTAAGTGATTTTATGAATTTTGGTTGGTTTAAAGTAGAGAATACTAATCAAAAGATTACTAGAGATCAATTAGAATCTATTAAAGCTGGAGCTTATCAAGATATGTATGGAGAAGTTCAAGCATTCTTTATAGCAAAGGCTTTATTAGATAATAAACAAAAATCTACTGAAGTGGAAGAAGTTACAGAAGAGATGGAGCCATTAGAATATTCTGTAAAACAAGAAGTTGTATCAAAGAATTATACTGATGAAGAAGATAAGATGCAAGATAATAAATTTGTAACGTATTATCTTGTAACTCAACAATATAAGAGTGGTGCATTCACTGGAAAACATCTTCCAACTCAAGATGATATTGATAGAAGTGTTGCATTGAATAAGAGTAGTAAATTCTCTTATTTATTCCTAGATAATAGATGATATAATCATATACTATAATCTTGAATAGAAGAAAAGGAGTGTGATTATATTGAAACTTCAATTCATTAATATTAATGATATGAGATTGTTGGAATATGTAAAGGATAAAGTAAGAGTAGAGAATGCACCAGTATTTAATTTCTATTCCATGTTAGATTTTGGATATAGAGTAGAAGCATTGAAACCACTTCCTAATATTATGCAGTATCTATCATATGCTAATTCTTTTAATGATGATAATTATACAGTTCAATTTGATAAGGCTTATGCATATCAGATTCTATATAATGAAGCATCTTTCCTAGATCTTATGAAAATCATTAGTATGGTAGAGAATACAGAAACAGTTATAGTTGTAACCAACCATTCCCATCCAATTGTAGAAGCTATTGTAGACTCTCTTATTAAATTTATCCAAGAACGATATGCTCTTCAAAGTTTTATTATAAATGATTTAGATGATATCGACCAATTCGCTACATCTACTTTTGAAACAGAAGGTGGATATCTAAATTATATTGATGATCTCAAACGTATGGGAAGATATTGTGACCCACATCAATTATTAGAAGAATCCGAATATTATATTTAAGGAGTATATATGGCTATATGGGAAAAGGATAGATATGTTGCTCCATATGAGTGGCTTATAAATAGACACTTAAGAGAGTATGATTTATCTAAAGCTAATATAAGTCTCTTATTAGAATATGGATTCATAACCAAAAAGAGATATGATGAAATATTCCATATGCCAAGAGAACAAAGGGAAATAACAGTAGGTCTAATGCAACGAGACGATCCTGAACTATCTAAAGGTTTGTCTAACTGTTTTAAAGATGCAAGAAGAAGATTCTTTGAAATAAATCAGCTAAATCCTGATAATGTATTATATATAGATAAAGATTCAATAACCACAATAGATACAGAGGTCCCATATACAAGATTATCTAATAATCTTGAGTTTAAACTAAAGAATGAGTATAGTAGTTTTTATAGATTACAATTTATAGATTTTCTGTATTATTGTAATGGAACTGTTGAAAGGTTTCGTTTAAAAGGAGCTGGGAAACAAGTTCCTATTAAACACAAAAATCATTTAATGCAATTCTTATTAGCTTTAGCTTATACTGCTCAAACTGATAATATAGAAAATTGTATTCTAATGATAAAGGATTTCTATCATCAGTATACTCATAGAATGTTAGAAACTAATTTCTATAGAGAGTTAAATAATCGTTGTATGTATAAAGTTGTAAATACTGGATATCATACTTATTATACAGATGCATTAAATAGTATCGGATCTGAATTTATAGATATATCACACAATGCTGATATTTTAAGAATTCTTTATAGAATCTTTACTACCGAATATTTCTCAAAAAGATGAGGGCTATGGGAACTTAATCCCATAGCCTTTTATTTTTTATCATTATTATTGATAGGTTTTTGTTGATAAATAACGCGATTATTTCCAGCTGCAAGAAGAGTAATATAGATAAAGCACTTACTAGATAAGATACTACCTAATCTATCATCACCATAGTATAGTTCTAACTTCTTTCTAAATGCTTTAGACATGTTAGAAGCTACACTATCTTTAAGTTCTTGCATTAGAGCAATTTGTTCTTTTTCTGAAACATAATCGTTCATGATATTTGGATGGAAGAATCCTACGTCTCTATTATAACATTCTTCAATATATAAATCTAATATCTTATCCAATTCTTTGAATTGATCAAATTCTATTAATTCTAATAACTCTTTTTCTTTTTTGTGATCTAAATATTTATAAGCTAAGGTTAAGATATATAGAACTGTTGCCCATACAAATGGGAAGATATAATCTCCACTAATAAGGAAGATTATAATAGATGCTAATAAAATATAGATCCCTTTATGATCTAGTATATTTTTTATAATAGAATCTGTACCAATTCTTATATTTAAGAATAGGTTGTTAAAGAACCATTTTATATTATTTCGAAAATTATCATATTTGGAATAGAATTCAGCCATAGTTAAATTACCTCTCTAGTATTTTAGTCTGTTAGTTCTTTTCTAGTATACTCCCAAGCATATAAATATGCTATTTTATTATCCCCATACTTATACATAAGTGGTTTATCTTTTGCTTTACCAACAATAATTTTGCAAAACGCTTTTATTTTAACTGGATTTACAACCCATAATTCTTTAGTATGGTTCACATCTGGAACTTGTGATTTTGAAGGATGTATAATTTTTAAGCTATTCATATCTGCTGGAGTATGAACGTAGAATTCTTTACCCTCAAGATTTTGAGATAAAGCTATTAAGCATCCATTAATAGAAGAGCTAAAACAAACTCTTTTAGTTACAGCATCCTCATAACCATTATCTGTAAGGAAATTTTTTGGAACTCTAGGAGTTAAGACTTTTCCATCCATATTATCTTTCGATACGAAATATATCTTTTTATATAGCGCCATTATTTAAATTACCTCTCTAGTTTAGTTGACCAATCATATAGTTTGTCTCTTAGTTCTAAGAGCTTACTTGCTTGTTCTTCCTTAAATTTATATTTACCATCTAGAGAGTTATTTAAATACATCATAAGCTTATAAGCAATATCTCTATTTAACCCATTAGGATATCTTTCTAATAGAGACCACCATTTACCAAAGATCATTTCTGGATGAACGTATAGGTATTTATGATGATACATTTGGTGACATGTTTTACAAAGCATTACTACTGGAATATTATTTTGAGTATGCTCATATCTTAATAAGTCAGATAAGTCAAACTCAGTAATAGCTCCATATGTATTAAGTATATGCTCTGTAATAATAATAGCAATATCATAGATATTAAGCATACAGTGATGCATTTCTAAAGATGCCATCTCCTCACCCTCATCATTACCTGCTGTAATATTAGGATGGAATTGGCAGCAATCCAAACCAATAGAATATAGATATGCTTTATAATGCTTATAAGTTCTACTATGTCTAAATTCTCTAATAGCTGAATCTAGAAATGCTTTATATTCATCAAGGTCATAAGATCCTTCTTTAGTTAATGCAAATTCTACTGCATACTCTGAATTTGGAGAGGTTAAGAGAGGATTATGCTCTGCGTTCTCTACAAATACATTTGGAAATACATTTGTCTGTGTATACATTCTGTTTAGCTCCCTTTATAATACTAACGGAATTATTTGTATGTTGCCCGCTGCAATTAGGACATATCCCTATAAAACTGCCCATCTCTGACATTAGATTAATTTTATAGGAATTTAGAAAGGAGAAGCTACTATGTCTTTACCTTTTTCTGAGGCTAAATTGACAACTCAAAATCCTTTCATAGATTTGGTGTTATATAATCTTAAGCTATTGGCCTTTAATTCAATTATCAAAGACCAGGCTAAAGCAGATAGATATGAAACTACTGAGTCTCTAAGGAATGCATCTTTATATATTGCATGCATAGAAAATCATATCGAATTAGATATGTTTAAAGGCATTCAATATCCTAGAGATTTATTAATAAAAGCTGGGTTAGATGAAAAAGAGCTTTGGGTTTATGAAAACTTCAAAGACAACTATTATATCCCAGATGAATATAGACCTAAACTTACTGAATTATTAAGACAATGGTTTATTGATACATATATGGATGATAAGGAGTTAAATCCTTATTATCGAAATCTTGTCGGATATCCAGCTATTGATCAATGGGGTATTCCTGTAAGAGAGTTTGAATATATGTTCCCAGATTATCTAGAATATGATAAGACTGCAACATATATGCATGAACTTTCAAACGAAGTAATCAAAGAGTTATCTGGATTAGGCATTTTAGATGCCATTTTATCTCAATATCCAGATCATAAATATCTTAAATATAAAACTTATGGTATCAATATTTATGAAGCTAGAAAGAAATTAGACTTCCAAATATTATGGTATCCAGAAGGTTCTGATGTAGACTACAGTGTTACCGAAGAATTCTTATTGAAGTATACTCAAAACCGTAAGTTTATGCTAGAAACAGTATACTCTTATGCTATGGAATTAGAAGAGAAGAATTATCATGATATGATGATTATCTATCTTATTATTTCCGTATTAGTAGATATACTTGTAGATATTCAATCTCATATCATTAAGAAAGATATTCTTGATAGACGTTGTATTGAATTTATCTTCTCTATGTATGGGGTTCCATATTATAGGGTTATTCCTATTGAATATCAAAAATCTTTAGCTAGAAATATTCATTCATTGTGTAAATACAAATCATCTACTACTGAGATGCTTAATATTATTAAACTCTTTGATACTAAAGATAAATATGGTATTAAGATCTTTAAGTATTGGCTTGTTAAAGAAAGAATTGCAGATTCTTATAATGGATTTGAATGGAAATCTAAGAAAGTTCTTAAAGGGAATTATAACCAAAATATCGAAGAAGAGCATATTACCGTAGATATTACCAAATCTCCAGAGCGTCAAATTATACCACATGATATTCTCATGTATAATACAAACGTTAATAAGAATATGGGTAAAAAGAATATTCTTCAATCTAAAGAATATAAACCTTCTAATTATAGCTTAGAAGCTAGAAGAGCAGCTGCATCTACTATTGCTGCTATTAAAGGTATTAAGTTCGACCTTACTTTATTTGGCGATGCTTTAAATACTACTTCTGGTCTTGGATATGCTGCTATTAATGGTGCATCACTATATGATATTGGCGGTAATTTAACTTTAAAGAATAAAGAAACCAAACAAGACTTCAATGCTTCTGTTAAAGTACAGACTGCTTCTTATGTAAACCTTGCATTCCAAGAGATAGTTGGTAAAGATCTAACTTTTGTTCCTAATCATCTTGGTTATGATTTGAATGGTGATCTATTAGTAGATTACAATGGTGGACAATCTAAAGATATCAATGGTCATTTATATTTTGATTATATTGGTATAATTCCATTCCCATTTGATTATTATCTTCAAAAAGGCAATGTATTATTCGTTAGATTAGAAGATAAGTTCTTAGTTGAAGGTGTGGATTATGAGATCTATGATTATAACAAGATAAGATTCTTTAATGAGATTCTTGATGGTAAAAAAGAAATTACTTACGATTTCTATTATGATAGATCCACTAAAGATACTAAATTTAACGTTGATAAATCTTATAACTTCCAAACTAAAGTTAAGACTTATGAAGGCGCTAATTCTATTAATTTAGGAACTTTGCCATTTGGTGATTTCTTCTTGAAAGAAAATCAATTAATTGTAACAGTAGACTCCGTGTTCTTAGCTCCTAATACTTATCATGTAGACTTAGCTACAAATGTACTTACTATTGATAATAGAATAGATACTGTCGGTAAGAAAGTAAATTGTATATTTATTTACTCAACTTATTCTCAAGCTAGATTCTTTAAATCTACTACTATTACAGAAACTGATAATCAAACCAAAATCTATATTGATGAACCATTTAAGAATTATTGCTTAAATGGAAATACTTTCTTTGTAATGATTGGAAAGCGGTTCATATCTAATAAAGAATATGATATAAATATCTCTGAAATAGATGGTGGTTCATATATTACTCTTAAGAATAGCAACTTCGAAGCTGGAACTGCTATTGACTTTAACTTCATTTATTCCACAAATGCTATTAATGAGGATATTGAATTAAAGCGTAAGGTAATTAAATTAAAAGCTACAACAGATTACCAAAATGAGTTTAAGGTAACATATCCATTCAAGAACTATGTAGCTACTAAATATAAACACTATGTAAAATATTTAGATAAATATCTACCAGACGATTGGTATAGTATTACTAATAACTCTCTAGTCATTGTAAATGATACTCTTGCTCTTCATAAAGATGATGAGTTAGAATTAGAATTGGTTTATATTGATAAAGATAGAACCAAACCAGAATTTAGTAATATTAAAGTTGCTATCAGTCACTTAGTAGCGGGATCTGATAATCAAGATAGATTTCCTATTATCTTCCCAGTAGAAAACTACTTTACAAAAGGAAATAAAGTATGTGTAGATATTGAAGGTTCTATGCTTACTGAAGGGATAGATTATACTGTAAACTATAATAAGAAAAATATAAGATTACTTAAAAAGAAATTGTTCTTGAAAAAAGGTCAACAAGTAAATATTACATTCTTCTTTAATGGAGTTACAGAAAATACTTTGGTATTAAGCGAAGAAACTCACAAGATCTTTAATCATGGAGATCCTAAGTTTAATATCAACTTCCCATTCTTCCCTTATATACAAACAGATCAAGGATTTATCACTATTAGTGAAAATTCTATTCATTCTAGTGATGATATGGGTCTAACTAACCAGTTCCATGTTACTATGAATCCTAAGATGGTTTCTAATGCAGATATTAATGAAAACTTCTTATTCATTTATAATAAGCATTATATTGATAATCCTAATCCAGCTCTTACAGTACAAACTTTAGAAAGTCCTATAAACATATCTTCTGATGGATATATGGATATCAAAGTACCATTCGATTATTACTTTGAAAATAGATGGCCATATGTAGTTATGGATTCTTATGGCAATACTATAGATGAATCTGAATATAGTATCTTTAATGGAAGTTTCTATTTTACCAATCCTAAGAATGTATCCAAATATGGAGATAAGATCTATATCAAATACATTTACAATACCACTGGTTCTTCTACAGTAGGATATTCCTATGAAGAAGATTATGCTTCTACAACAAATCTTAAATTCTGTAAAATTCCTATCGATAAACTTTACGTTACAGATAGAATGAAGGATAGTTCAAACTATAAAGATTATGATGTAATGGTTAAAGGTGATGGCTGGTGGGATGGTGTTGATTACAAAGAAAATAATCATCAACTAGTAAAAGATGCTATCTATAAAGAACCTTGGAACTATGCTAGAACCAAATACTATGGAATTAGTCAGATGATGGATGTATCTGCATACTCTGCTCAAATGAGTTATTTCTATAGCATGTTATATGATGATATTATGCTTGAAGAGAAATTACTAGTTAAGGTTCCATCTATCTCTACTTCTCACCAATTTAAATTAGCACATTTATTTATCTTTATGACATCTTTGACTTACATGTTTAATGGTATTGAGGATTTCATTATTGATAATCCTGCTAAGACAATGCTAGTTCAAGGATTTAACTTTAGAACAAGTTTAGCTGATCTAAAAGAATATCTAAGAAAGAAACACAGAGAAGAAAAAGAATTCCCTATCTGGAACTTCATTACTCCTAAATCACAAATCAAAGATTTAGCAGAGTTCATGAATATCTATAAAACAAATATAGAAGTTCGTAGAACTATTTGTCAAAGAATGATTGATGCTCAGGATTGGGAAGAATATAAAGTATGGAAAGATCTTTATGATTCTCTTATGACTTGGAAACTCACTATGAAATACTTTACTTTAAGCAATGGTGAAATTGCCAAGACATATACTGAATTCTTAAAGGACAAAGATTCTGTATTATATGATACTCTTAAAAAGGTAGATAAGATTATCTCTTCTGATGAAAAGATCGATACTATTACTGGATTGATAGATGATATTATTTATATCTTAAATGAGTATATGGGTGATATGAGATATATCTTTGATGGATATGCTGGTCATTCTGGTACTGAGATTATGAAGTATATTATGCTCATGATCGAATTCTTCAAATCCTATAAGATTGTATTCCTTACAAGAAATACTACTATGGAAATAATCTGGGGTAAAGATAGAGATGAAGATACTACTATCAGACCTAATGATATGGCTTATATCAAAGAAATCGATAAACGTCCTGAATATTATCCATTAGTAGAAAAAGTTCTTGATACAGAAGTTAATCATGTGGATGATAGATTTGATAAAGTGCCTTGGATGCGGGAAGATTTAGTTATTAATTACAATAATGAACGTAAGTATATTACTATAGATCTTCCAGGCTCTTCCTATTTGTGGTCTGAAATGATTACCAAAGAAATTGATGGTACTGTAACAGCTCCTAGTAGAAAAGACTTCTCTATGGATATTATCAAATCTGATGCATTTACTTACGTTAAGAATCTTTTAAATAAAGATATCTTGACTGGTAGTTTAGCTCCTTTTGCATATGAAGTATCTGCAATCATTACTGGTGATACAGATATTAATAAGAAAACTGATGATGATTCATTTGTTGGTGATTTAGCATTCATTGGTCAGGATCTAGATCCTATCGAAATTCCTGGTAAGTTAAAACTAGGTACTACTTATAAGGAATGGGCAATTAATCTTAATATCGCTGTAAACAATGAATACAAGGACCTTTCTTACTATATGCAAAAGACTCTTAGAGATACTTTGGCTACAGAAACTGTATTAAATAATACTATTAAATCAGATCTTAGATCTATTGATAAAGCCCATAATATCGAAGGAATGTTTAAAGGCTGTAAGAGCCTAGCTAATATACCTGGGTCTGATATTATTCATATAGATACTTCTAAAGCTAAATCTGCTCTAGATTTATATGCTGGTTGTAGCTCTGTTGGCACTATCGATGCTAGTTGGGTAGATACTACTAATATTACTACTGCAGAAGAAGCATTTAATGGTTGTTCTAATGCTATCTCTATTGATATCTCTAGCTGGGATACATCTAAGTTTAAAAACATGGCATACATGTTTGAAGGTTGTACGAAATTAGTCAATATTGAAGGTATATTAGATATGAGCTCGTGCAAATCTTATAGAAACATGTTTAGCGGATGTGATAACTTAGTTGGATTGAAAGTAATCAACCCACCAGATGATTTTGAAGAAAAGACTGGTATTAGACATGATCAATATACAGTAGTTTCTAAAACATCTATTGATAAGGACTTTAGATTATCTATTATGATCAATAATGATTATAAAGACTTTACAGGATACTTTGCTAAGAAAGATCCAGATGGAACTATGAATACTATTCCTAATAATATCTTAACAGAGTTAAGAGGTTCTAAAGCATCTAATGTGTCTAGAATGTTTGAAACTTGTTACTTATCAGCAATTCCTAATCTTAGAATTGATACTTCTAAGGTAGAAGATTTCTCTAACATGTTTAACTGGAGTACTGGTATAACAACAATTGATACTACATGGATTGATACATCTTCTGCTACCAATATGAATGGTATGTTTACTGGTACTGGTATTAGAACAATAGATATTTCTAGATTTGATACTTCCAAAGTTAAAGACTTCGGATACATGTTCAATAGATGTGATTATCTAGATACAATTACTGGTGTTATTGATATGAGTAGTTGTACTAATTGCGAAGGAATGTTTGCAGATTCTACTAAACTTAGAAATGTAAAAATCTTTAATCCACCTCTAGACTTTGCAGAAAAATGTGGATTATCTAATGACCAATATGTAATAGTAAAATCTAAATAAAGTATGGAGGAATATTAACGTGGTTAATGATAAATACAAAATCCAGGAAGAGGTTATCTCTAATTCTGAAGAATTGGTATCTTTAGTAGAGGGCCATCCTAATGGATTAAAAACAGAAGTTATTATTAGAGATCATGATACTGGGTTAGAACTATTCCGTGGTAGTAATAAAACTCTCATCTCTGGATCTGAATTTATTGCAATGCGAATGTTTGATCTTCATGATAAATCTTTTGTAACTCCTACATATAACAACCGTTTACAATTAGAAAATACAATCAATAATCCTAATCAAGAAGAGATCTTGAATAACTACTTTGTTCATCTATTCTGTTTAGGTACTTCTGGTTGTAACCGTGAATCTGCTTTAAAATATGAAGTAGATAATAAAAAATGGATTGATCCTGCAGACATGGTACCATTCCAATACGTTCCTGAAGATAAAGATCTTGATGCTGATCAACGCCAAGTATACTTTGGTCGTAAAGCTCTTAAAGATAAAAAGATGGTTGCTTATTACTTTAAAAAGTTTGATAGCGATCCTACAGAACGTAAACAATTAGAAGATGGTACCCCTATTGATGCTACAATTTATGATGACCAATCTGAATTACCAGCACAAATCATTGTAGAAAATACTTTGGTTATTACTAAAGATGACTGCCGTGATTACTTTATTAATACTACTGGTATTAATGATGCTAGATTCAATTGCATCAGCTTATGCTTAGCATACAAAAAAGAAAGCGAAGATGGATATACTTACTATCAAGATATCCGTCCAGCTACTAGAATCAACTTCCCTAATAAGTTCCTAAATGACTTAGGTGCTTCTTGGGATATTATTTACCGTATCTACTTCTAATGCACAAGAATACCCCATAGGATTAATTTCCTATGGGGTTACTTTTATCAATCATCGGACTAAGAAGTAAATTTGAAAAGGACGGTGAAATATATGAGGGACGCATTAAGAGAGATGATTAAAAATCTCGCTTTTGAACGAATCAAATCTGATAATGAGGAGTACGTCAAGTATAGATCTTTCATAAAGAAAAACCCAGAAGATAAGAATTCAGATTATATTATTGAAAGTAAACCGTTAGATGAATATGTAGATGATATCTATACAGCTATAGATATGGCTTTAGAAGAAGAGAAAACAGAAACTATTACATGGGCTGTAATCGTAGCATCATCTATAATTCTTTGTGTTCTAATTTATTCCCTCTTATTTTTATAAAAAGAATGGCCCTACTGGAGTTATTCCAGTAGGGATCATTTTATTTTTCGTATCCAAAGATTTTATTAAAACCATATTCTTCCATATCAAATACTTTAACAGTACTATCATGGAATGTTTTCATTGATTTAAGTTTAATGGTTGCTGGGATTACATAAGTTGCAACACCAACATTTTTAATACCTAATCTAGTAAATAAGTTGCCAGCACATTTATTACAGATGCCTTTTTCAGATTCACATAGACCAGAATATCTAAACTTAACAGTTTTTCCAATATAAGAATCTCTATTATCAGAAGTAAGTTCTACTAATCTGCTACCTTCAACGATATAGCTATACATCCAATCGTCAATATTGTCTTTTGTAAGAGCTACTTCTTTGAAGCGTTTTGTTCCACAATCAGAACCTTCGTCTAAGATAGATAAGTGCTCTAATGCCTTAACGAATATCTTTTCCCATGCACCACCATCAGCAGTTTTCTTAGCACGAGCATAAGGACCACCAGTAAGAGAGTCAGCAAATGCAGCATATTCTTCTGGTTTGATACCAGTAGTTAAATCAGATTTGATTACAGTATATTCGCCATTAGGATTTAATGGGTCTGGGTTTTTAGATGCGCCCTTCATAACAAACATATTTTTGAAGTTATTGTTCCAGTCAATCTTAGCACCAGAATCTATCATATCTACAGATGGATCATCTTTAAGAAGCTTCTTACATTCTTCCAATAATTCTTTTTCAATCTTTTGAGATGCTACTGGATCATGCTCATTTAACTCTTTTTCATATTTTTTAAAGAGTTCTTCTTTTTTCTTAGCAATAGCTTTAGGAATACTCATCATATTTTCTGTAATAGAAGCCGATAAGATATTGCAATAAGGTTGGAACTTTTCTGTTTTCATAACAAGTCTTTTTAATGCATCTAATGGAATCTTATCCTCCATTACTGCATAAGAAACTTGTTTATTAATCTTCTTAAAGATCTTATTTGTAATAGGTTCATTGATATAACCAAATAATTCAAATAAGTCTTGTTCAATAAAGGCTTTATTAAATACCCAAATACCAACAGTGGTTTTGATAATATTAGTATTTTTATTACCCTCAGGACCATAACTTCCTACTGGGATATCTACTAGGTCAAATGGATTGAATCTTCTTTTATCATCAAATTCCCCAAACATATCCATTGCAAAGGATAGTTTAGTACACTCTTCCTCTGTTATATTCAAGAGATACTCAATATCCTTAGGATCAGTTATTCTATTGGATTTCCGCTTTACAACTTTTATTGCCATAAAAGGTTAAACTCCTTTCATTTAGAATCTTTAAAATTATATGAATGTCTCCATAGTATATTTGGATAACTCTGACATTATAGTGACAATTCTTGTCCTTAAATTAGATGCAGATCTATAATCTATTATAAGCAAGAGTTTTTGACCCTACTGTATTATTTGGGGACAACAGTAGATTGTATATTTGAATAATATAAGAAGAACAGAAGGAAAGACTATGAGCACAGGGAATTTCAAAATAACAGTGGAAGACAAAGGTAACTTCCTATATATGGTAGAACTTAAAAAAGGGAGAAAAGAAAAGGCTGTCGAAGTAAGGTTTGGAGCTAGTATTTATAATCAAAATGATGCAGTTCGTCAACGTATTATTGCAACATATGATATGATTTGTGATAATATTATAGATGAGAACTTCATATCTTTCTTAAGAAGCAAACTAGAATTATCTTCTAGAGTAAAAAGTATTGTTCTTACTCTTAGTAAACTAGAGTGGATTATTCAGAACTATAAAGGTATTAAAAAGTCTGCAAGTTAACAATGGATTATATACTATAATTTTGATAAATAAGATTCACTAAGTACTAGATGTACTTAGTGGGTTTTATTTTCACAAACCTGTTTACTTATTATTAATTCTTTTTATTTCAAATATCATAAGGAGGAGAAAAGTTAATGGAATACAATGGCGCCAATGCATATCCAAGGAGTGAAGAATTTGATTATTTCACCAAGTTCGAAATGATTAACTTTGATGAGGAATGCCGTAAAGACCTCACTAATGGCCATGGGTTTATTATTAAAGAACCTCAGCCAATCAACAAAGCATTGAAATCTGATGATTCTATCTTTAGTTCTAAATATGGGAAATCACTACAAGATAAGAATCCTTACTCCAATAGATACTCCTGTAAGTATGGCTGCACTCAAGGTGCCTTCTATGCTGTTCCTGGAGATCAAAATTGGGTTTGTCCTATATGTGGTACAGAAGTTAAATCTGTTGGTGTAGATTTCACTTATTTCGGATGGATTAAAATTAAAGATGAGTTTTGTCTTATTCACCCATTACTATATCTAACAATCTCTAGTTTAATTGGTAAGAATAACTTAGAGGAGATCATCGAACCTGCTGTAGAGTTAGATGCTAATGGTCAACCAATGACTCAATATGACAAACGTATCCTAAAACAAAAATCTAAACGTGGGGGATATGGTAAACGTAAGAAGGCATCTCTAGATACTAGATTTGCTGGTATTGGTTTAATGGGTTTTAGAGATCACTTTGATGAGATCATTGAATACTTCTATAAGAAGAAACCTGCTAAGAAGGAATTCTATGATGAGATTATGAAGGAAAGAGATAAAGTATTTATCCACTCTATTCCTGTATATACCACACAACTTCGTATTGCTAAAGTAGAAAATCATAGATTCACATTCGAATCTACTAATGCTGATTTTAACCTATTAGCAAAACTAGCTGCTACTGTAAACAAGAATAATCTTTCTATTTACAGAAATAAGAAGTATCAAAACCAATTACTATGGGATATGCAATCTAAGTTGACAAACTTAACTACAGAAATCATTGCTATCTTATCTGGTAAGAAAGGCACTTTAAGATCTATTATCTCTGGACGTACTGCATTCTCTGAACGTTCAGTTATTGTGCCTAATCCTAAATTAAGAATGGATGAAATCACATTACCATACTTTGGTTTATGTATCTTAATGCAACAAAGACTTATTAATATTATTAAGAAATCTTATAATATTACATATGCTCAAGCATATAAGATTTGGTACTACGCATCTCTTAAAGTAGATGAACGTGTATTACAAATTATCAATGAATTGATTAATACTAATAGAGTATCTGTATTAATCAATCGTAACCCAACTATTTTCTATCAATCAATTGTATATAAAAGAGTTGTAGGATGTACTCTAGACTATACAATGGGTATTGATGTATATACATTAGATGGGTTGGCTGCTGATTAACAAAATGGTCCCTATATATGGTAACATGTGTAGGTTAACAAGAAAATTGCTTGGACAGGCTAAAGCTATAGATACTACAACATAATGAGCAATCATAAGTGTGAATTGTCGAGGAAACTCTGAAAGAAATCTATAGATGATCTATGCTGAAATAAAAGCCTTATATTGATTTAAAGTGTCTCCATCTTTATAAGGTGCTAAGGGTTGATTATAATGTCTGATAAGCAGCTGTCTTAATAGGCTAAGGCTATTAAGAGGTTCAACGACTATTCCGTAGCGGGAAGTAGGATATAAGCATATCCGAAGTACTTGTCTCCATATATTATGGATGTGAGATAGTCTGCTCTCAATTTAACGATTGAGAAGTTCATAAGAGAACTGGGTGAATTAGCGACTCACTTGAACATAAGGTTTGACGGAGATACATTAAATATTCTCATGCTTTATAATAAAGAATTTAAAGAAGCATGCGAAGCAGTATATTCTCCTAGAAATGCTTTCTGTATTTCTAGAGATGATGGTAAGATGAATCCTTCTATCAATGTATTTAAGGATATTCTTATCAATCTAAACAGTTTGGTTGGTATGGGTAGATATAAATACAACCAAAATCAATTATCTAAAATAGAAGAATTTAAATCTAAATATGGTGCTAGTGTAGAATAAGATAATAGAGATGGGATTAATTTCCCATCTCTTATTTTTTGTAAAAAAATGCTTTCAATTATATACTATAATAATGGAATCGTATTTAAAGATTTAATCATTAAGGAGGAATAATAATGATTCATAGAAGTATTTATCAAATTCCAGAACTTCAAGATGAAATTCAATGGAATGATGAGATCACTGGTGAGTTAAGAAGTGGTATTGTTGGTAAGGTGGAGTATTTAGATAAAACCACAGCATTTGTTTATGTAATTGATTCTTTTGATCTAGAGAATAATAAACAGATAGAACCACAAACAGGAACTCCTGGGCAACCTGGTTTTATGCCTGGATTTACATATGTTGATATCATAGTATTCGATGACAAGCCTAACAATATGGAAGGATGGGCTAGGGATTCCATAAAAGAAAACTATGATAAATATACTGATGGTATCGACTATGATGCTATAGCAAAGGAAGGAAATTAAGAATGAAGTACTACTTATATTTGGAAGCTGAGGATAAGGATGCTATTAGATTTATAATTATGGATATTGTAAATCATTATGTTGGAGGATCTATTAAATATCCAGAATACAGACAATATTGTCCTATGGAAGCTAAGTATGATATAACTCTAACGGAAAGCAATGATTATGTTAGAACTACTTTCCATCTAAGAAAAAATTATAATGATGATAAAAGATTCAAGCTATCCAAGAATAGATATGTAGTTTATGCAAATAAAGTATTAGGCAATAAACGTCCACAGACTAATGAGGAAGTTTTAGATAGATTTAGAGAAATCTGTATTAACTTTGCATGCTACTATATTTATTACTTTGAAGAAGGGTTAGAAATAGCTCCTAAAGATTGTAATACTTATGCTAGATGGAATACATTAAAGCAACCAGTATTTACTTCTAATATTAGAGAAATGGCAGAAGAGTTTGTAGATAGAGTACTATTCTCAGATAGAGGTGAAAAATAATGAAACAATGCTACATACTCACATCAAATGAGAAAAACTTTTTAAAGTATACTATTATTAATACTTTGAGATTAAGTACTAACAGAAAAGGTGCATTTCATTATGCTACTGATGTAGTAATTACTGATAAACCAGAATATGTATCTGTACGAATTACTATTAAAGAACTTAGTAGAAAGTACAGAACTTCATATAATACCTTATTCTATGAATATAAAAAGCATACAGTGACTTGGTTCTATAAGAAAGAAGATGGAGATTATAATAAACTCTTACAAGAATTGACTACCAAAGCTACTGCCAATTATATGAGGTTTGAAAATAAGGTAATCTTTAAGAAAAATAATGCATCTTCTAACTATTCTACTTATACCAAACTATCTGACTGGTCTTCCGATAAATCTGTTCAAAGAATAAAAGCTAATGAACAGATAATGGAAAATTTCCAATATGTCGTTGAATTCATGACTAAGAATGATCCTAAAATATTAAATGAGAAACTCTTGTATAAAGATAACTTGAAAGAAATAGAGTTGACTCCATTTGATAAGGGATTTGAATTTAATACTACGACATAAGAATATCAAAGGCCCTCTTATGAGGGTCTTTATTTTTTTTTTCACATATGGGTAATACACGATCTTATTTTACTTTATAGGAGTTATAAGTTATGGCTAAAAAATATCTAAGCAGAAATGCTAGAATTGCTAAATACAAACCAAAGAAAACTGAACTTAGAGAATGGCTTAGACTTATTAAGTGTAAAGCCATAAATAATAAACTCTTCTTAGATAATGAAGATGATACCAAAGAAGATATAAAATTCGATTTATCAGATATTGGAGTTATCTATTTCAATATAAAAGAAGAACGTTCTAGCTTCTCACCTTTATATGCTTTAAAACTAATATCTACTGAAAAGTGCTATGATATCAATATTAAAGATAGTGGAGTTTATATTGTAGAATTACCTTATACTGATCTTGATGAGCAATTTAGAAAAGAATATCAAGAACTAATCACCGATAAAGAATTCTTATTTGATTTCTTTGCGGATAGATATCTTCCTAATGATTATATGAATCTATTCCCTAATCATCTTGATTGGATCAAATGGATGAAGACTGAACAGTACACAACTTTCTTCTACTATGTACCAGATCAATATAATAGCCTTGGAAGATTACATCATGACGACATCATATTCTTTATAGAAGAATACAATACTTCTAAATTCTATGCCGTAGCTGGTAAGAAGATGTATCTCTTAGATAATATGAGATTCGAAGATGGAACTGGTTATGATACTAGAATAGAGATTATAGGTAGGGAATGTGGAGAAACTTTAGAAGAATTTGAAAAATCTCATAAAAATGACCTATTATACTATTTTCCAATAGAGGATACTACTCTCTCTAACGACCCTTTAAATGATAACTAAAACAATATATCTCCTAAGCCAGATCTAGGCTTAGGAGGTTGAATCTGATTTGTAAAACTATATTATTTTGATTATATACTATAATAGTGAAATAGATGTGAGAATCTATGAATGAACAAATATTTTATTTTAATAAAGGAGTAATAAAATTATGAAACATTTTAACGTATCTTTCGATCAAATTAGCAACATTAATGATTTTCTATCTGATTATTCAGATCTTACTGTATTGGGATATAATGATGATGAATTAACAGTATCTATCAAGGACAAAGTACTTCCAGGGTCGAATAGACCGAATGGAGGTAAGGTTATGAACAATTATTCTTACAGATACCTCGAGGTATCTGTAGATAAAAAAGGCAATGTTACTAAATTTACCGGTTATATTCAGGCCGGGTATGGCTATGAAGAATTTACTAAGGAGTCAGCATTTGCTACTCCATTATGTAAGAAGAACTTTGTAAATATTGATGATCTCAATTTAAAGATCTTCAGTTTTTTAGAAAGACAACAAAAGGCAGTCTAATGACTGCCTTTATTTTTTTTTTCTAAAATTGGTTATAATTATATACTATAATAGTGAATATAGATAAGGAGGTATGAACTATATATGATACAATCTATATTAAAAGAGATTGATGCCCATATGGGCTTGTGGTTTATACCACAATCTAATTTAGTTTTTAACGATAACAATGATATCGTTGAAATAGGTTCAATAACTGATTTTAAAGTTATTGGAGTAATTGATAAGAATGATATTAGTGGTGAGAATATAACTATAGCATTCTCTCACTATGGATTAGATAGTGAGAATCTATTTATCCATCTTATCAAAGAATTCTTTTTTAATGAATTTGGTATTGAAGAGATCATCATAAAGGAAGGTGAAGAAAATATAAATAGATCTCTTTATATTCAGGAAGAAGATGAGAGTAAATTATCTTTGATACTGAAGTTTTATGGGATTGATAAATCTCAATTATCTTCTCTAGTAAATAATGAAGAAAGAACTTATTTTGAATATGTAAAGGATAAAAATTTATTAAGTTCTATTCTAAATATAGATAGAGAAGATATTAATATCTTAAGAGAGGTTACAACTAATAGAGTTCTGGTAATAGAACAAGTTATAACAGATTTTCTTAAGGTAAATTCTGATAATGAAAATTATCTTACAAATCTAAAATCAATCGCTAATGAAAGTGATTGGTATTCTGAGCTAATATCATTATTAGTTAGACAAATCAATTGGAGAAATTGATTATCTTTTAAACTTTATTTAAACATTTAAAACTTTAAAATTACAAGGAGATTAATCATGGAAAAACTTATTAAATTTGGTAAATACGCAATGTCTTTAGTATCTTTATTAATTATCGTATTAGCATTTGCTGCTTGTGGTGGCCCATCCGAACCTAAATCTTATGTGGACGTTACCGCATATGAAATTATTTCTGAGATGACAGATGGTATTCAACCACCTAAAAAGAATGAAAAGCTAACAAATTATCTTAATAAAAATAAAGGTCTAAGAATCAATGGTTATGTATCAGCAGTAAATATCGATGGTGATACAGCAGTTGTTAGCATTGTACCATTTATGCAATATAGTTTAGCAGATGATAAACAAGTTCGTATGTCTGAACGTTTTATTGCTATTGAAGCTGCTAATAAAGACGTTAACTCTGTTATGAAGAACCTTCGTCGTGGCGACTTCGTATATATTGATTCAACATTCTTAGGTTTTGATGATAAAGACAACACAGTTATTCACTTTGCTGGATTCCATGTAGATCGTCAAAAAGCTGGTATTAAATAATTAAACCAGCATTTACAATATAATACTTTAAACAATTTATACTTTAATCTAAAGGAGATTGAAACAATGACAAAAGAAAGCATGACAATCGCTGCATTGATTGCAGAAAGCAAAAAAATTACAAAGAAATTAGAGTCTATTATTAATGATAATAACTTTAGTATCATTAATTACTACTTTGACTTCAATAAATTTATTGGAGCTCAAACAGTTGAGCAAAAAGAAGATTTGATTAAAGCAGATTTTGATAAAATCTGTGCATTGCAAGCTAGATTAATAGCTGTTAATACCGCTCGTATTAAAGCTAATAGCGAAACATATGTGGAAGTTCCAGAACTTCTAGATATTAAACAAATCTTAGCTAAAAAAGTTGCAAGTACTGAAAAGGTTACAATTGCAAACGCAATTCTTCGTAAGAAGTATTATGTAGACTTATTAAAACTTGCAAATGCTATCATTTACAAATACAATCTTGACGTTCAAAAGAAACAAAAGTTTGATGAACAATCTATGATTGCAATTGAACAAGAATTAGATCGCAAATTCCCAGCAGATTCTAAGCGTGCTTATTCTGCAGATGATGTAGATAAAGCTCGTGAAAAAGCTCGTAAAGCAAACGAAGTAATCGTATCCGACCCTATTGGTTTGGTTGGTACAAATGCTTTGACAGAATATGCTACTCAACTTGCTGATTATATTAGTACTATTGATACTATCCTATCTGTAGCTAATGCTTCAACAGTAGTTGAGTTCGAATATTAATAATACTATTTAATAAATGGATTTACCTATTTGCTAGAGAGGCGTTAAAAGTATAAAGGATTTAGGAGAGCACGTTGACTGAGGACCACCGGTTCTTGGCTCTCTAAAAATATTAGAACCACAGGTCTTCATCATATAATAATATTGGAAAATAATGATTCCTCCAATGTATATCCTGTTAAGATATATATTAAAAAGATAAGATGAAGCGACACTTATCAGTTTCGGGGCAACTGATGCAATGTAGCTAGGAGATAGTGAGAATATCTCCATGAACAATAAACTGTAAAATTTAAAAACTTTTAAAAGCCCCATCCTAAACTTTTAACTCTTTAGCCCTGGCCACAGGCACTGATAATAATGGAGTGGCATTTTAAATGACAAAAGATTTAAATATTAAATCTTTAAAAGTCTAATCGGTAAAATAAATCTATACTCAACACACAAAGAGACCGTGAAGAACGGCTACTGAGTATCTAAGTCCACTTAATACACTCTTGTATAGTCGCTAACTTTAGCAAATAACAAATTCCAAAAATAATTTAAATACAATGGTGATTAAAACAATTCCTCCCAGAATTGGTTTATTCATATTATACTCCTTGATGTTAATAATATAAACATCACAAACACTTTGTTTAAATAGTCGTACTGAGTCGTACTGACGTACCTTTGTTTATGTGGCTCTATTTAAATCGTTTAGAGCCTCCATTGATAAAATACAAACAACAAATAAAAATAAACCACTGCACTCAATACACTCTCTACTCCAGCAGTGGTTTATTTTTTGTTTTCATGTATTCCAGAACAGAAAAATACATCTCCAAGCTTTCAATAATAATTTCTTAAAGATGTATGTTTTTCATAATAATTTAAATCTCCTACATTATGAGCATACCTGTTGCGGGTATGCTCATATTTCTATATCATCATAGAAATAGAGAAATTTAAAAAATTGAAAAAAGTGTAAAATTTTGAAAAATGAAAATTTCATGAATTTCTAATTCTCTTAATTTAACCATATAAGGTTAAATTAGGATTTTCATTTCTTTCAAAAATGCCAATCTAATATGAAAAATAATAATATATTATAAATAAAAACGAGTATTTACTTAGTACTCTACCTTTAGCATTCAAAATCGTTAGATTTTGATTCTAATGGTTAAGACTTAATAGTCTACTTGAAACCGTATCCTTACAGTAGGATTTAGACTTCGAGTATTTATAGTGGGGTACGGGGGTATAAGCAATTTTGCTACCCCTAGGGCAATTGGGAAATCGACCCTATAATAATAATATTTTATTCCAAAAGGAGAAAAGAAATGGAAAATTATTTGAAACTAATACCTGTAATATTTGAAGAACTCCAAGAGGGAAATTCAATAGTTAATGATCTAGAATATGATTATGATATTCATAAGACAAGAGATACTGAATTTGGATTGACTGTAGAGATATATGATATCCTATCTGATAAAGAATTTCTATTCAATATTCCTGTAGGAGAAAAGGATTTCAATATTAAGTATATGGATAAGTTTATATCTCTAGAAGAGTTAGAAGATAAGAATTCTGATTATTATAAAGAGACTACAAAAGTTCTATATGATATCTGGGAATATTTTGATAATGTAAATATGATCTGGTAAGGAGATATTAAATGTATCCATGTCAAAAAAGAGATAAATTATTCAGTATAAATCCAGATAGGTTATTAACTGAATTAGAAGTATTGGAACTAATAGAGGTAGGAATAATTCCTGATGATTGCAAAGAGACCTTCTTCTCTAAATTGAAGAAAATATTATTTGGTGGTAAAAAGAAGAAGTATGATTATGATTATCATATCATAGTAGTAGATGAAGATATTCATTACTATTACGATATAAAGATTCTTCATTCATTATATGATGCAATGTTATATTGTGATGAACTTACTAAGAATAACAAACTCATGGTATTCTTATATTCTGTTCCTAAAGGTAATAAAGAACCTCTTTGTGAAAGATGGTCTGATAGAAAGCTTATGAATATGCTATGCTGTTATAGGCAATGGAGACATAGTAAAGCTGCTAAAAGAGTAGAGTATATGAGTCAAGCTAATAAAGAATTAATAGAGTATATCTTGAAAGAATTACCATCTAGAATTGTTGAAAGAATGTAATCAAAACCAAACAGAGAAGAGAGAGGAATAATTCCTCTCTCTATCTTTTTGTAAAAAAATGATTATGATTATATACTATAATAATGATAGCATGTATATCATTAGAACAAAGCTATCTATTATTATATTTATTTTTTATATAAGGAGATTTGAAATGAAAAGAACAAAGAAATATTTATTGATGCAATTGAAGTTTAAACGTGGTAAGGAATATGGTTATGAAAATTGTGGTATAGATAAAGACGATACCCATTACCAACCAAAACTTATTGAGAAATTTAGTTTGGAAGATAGTGATTATATCGATTACTTAGTAGAACTTATTAAACGAAATGATTCTATTAAAGGTAGAAAATATGATACTATGTATTATTTAGTAGAAGGATCTTTCTATTATAGTCAAGATAAAAAGAAGTTTATTAGTAGAGAATATCAAGAAACTTTAATGGAAGATTTCTTTGATACTGATGAATATATCTTAGCATTAGGTAAATCTGAAGTATTGAAAGGTGTCAAACCAAATAAGTTATCTACTAATATCCATATCAAATACTCTAATTTAATCCAACCATATCATTTTACTAAATTAGGTATCTATAGATTAGATCCAATGACATTAGATGATATCAAAGAATCAATAAATTCATTAATGTTTGAAGACTCTATTTCTACACTAAACTCTTGTGAAGATGAGATTAGAGATTGTTTAAAACCATTAGATTCGAAAGCTATTATGAAATCTTTTAAAGCATATAAAGATGCTAAACTTAAATTATTTGAAGAGTTAAATAAGCTAGTATCTAAATTAGATGATGAAGGATTTTATAAATAATAGGAGGAGTAGATATGGATATTATAGATAAGAAGTATGAAGGCTTGTATATTAATAAAGAAACAGGAGAACGAGAAAATGACTACAGAAAATAAAAGATTTATTGTTCCAAATCTTCGTAGAGCTAGAGATATCGAAAAACTGAAAGATCAATTTTGTAATGAGAAACTATTAGGTTCTATAGTTGATCTTATGAACAAAGCATCTTCTAATGAAAATAAACTTAAGATGAAGGAAGCTACTGAAAAGTTTAGCAAAAGATTCTATGATGATATTGTTAATAAATTAAGCAGCACTATCAATAATCAAGCTAAACCATCTGATTCAGATTCTATATATTATATTATAGGCATTAATTATTATAGAAACAATGCAGAATTGACTTCTAAAGATTATGTAGTGTATCCTCCTAAAATCGTTAATAGTATTGAAGGTAATTATAAAAGTGCATTAAGAGCATCAGTCTATACAATGGAAGAAACAGAAGATAGATTAAAAGATTCTTATATGAAACAAATTTGTTATCCTATTAAAGTAGATGAAACTATATTAGGTGGTATACAAGATGGATCATTATTTAATAGGGAAGAAAATATAGGAAGAGCAAAAGAAGTATTAAACTCTGATGAATATATAGATGCACTAATAAGCTCTGACACTTTCAAATCTTTAGATGAAGAAAGTTTAGAAAATAGTATTTATCTATTATTAACGGATAATCCTATTGATCGGATCAATGCTAAATTGAAGAAGATGGAAGACAGGCATGAAGAAGAGCAAATATTAGAATCTTTAAAACTATCCACAGCTAATGTGAAAGGAGAACTCTATAGTGTTATCTGTTTAATGCTGAACGTAATTGATGAATATAACTGTTATAGAGATAAACCTTCTATCAATAGAACATTGGATATACTTAATCAAATAAATAAAGAGTTATCTAATATTGAAGAAGAATTAAATGATATGACTCTTAAATCATTTACAGTAGATGATATTAATACTGAACGATAAGTTATTACAAATAGGGGGATTTAAACTATGAATATTATACAAGATTTTGAATACGGTTTCAGTAGAGAAACAGAAATCAATTATCTTATTATGCAATTGAATTTCTTTAAAAATGGAGGATATAATCAATTCATTAATTTTAGAGAAATTACTAATAATCAAAATGCATTCATTCCTAGAATCGAAGGGTATGATTATGGAGATTATGAATTTGCAGTTCGTTATTGTATCAAGTTAAATGAAAATTATAGGCATGTGGTTGATAACGAATTTGAAACTATTCACTATCCTATCAAATTTACAGAGGATACATATGACGATTTAAGATCTGGTAAATTATTCTCTAGAATAATGCAAGAGGATTTAATGAAAGACTTCTTTAATTCTAAAGAATATATTGATGGACTAGCCGAAGCTATCAAAGAAGGGCATATTTCTGTAGATACTTTATTATCAAGTGTTCATACTAGATATAAATTAAACTTTACTCCTGATGATTTAAGAAAGTTAGGAATCAAAGATATTAATTATAACTATCTAGATTCTATCGAAGCAGTATTGAATAGCATCGATGACGTTAAGCGTTTATTAGAAGAATATAAAGAAAGAGAAATCAATTGTATCCTATCTCCTTCTAAGGAAGAATATAATGTAATGAGAATTCTAGTAAATACTCTAAGAGTAGATCTTGGTAAAGTTATGAAGAACTGTGTAGAATATGAAGAAAAGCCTGGTTATGATAAAGATGAAGTTGTTAAAGCTTTTAAAAATCTAAAAATTCCAGACGAACCTGTACTCTAGGAGGTATTATGGAAAAGTATCAATTGTATATACTACGTTTAGAAGATGCCAAGATTATTCCTTCTAAAATGTGGTTTGATGATATCTATACTGCAATGGAGTATTGTGTATTAAAGAATAGAGCTCAAGTAGAGCTTAATGTAGAGCAGTATTACTATTTCTATTTCTTAAACACATCATACTTTGATAATGACGATCAGATTCAAGATGAACTTGGAGATAGAATTAGATTTATTATTGATATGGAAAATAATTTAAGTGATAGACTTAGATCATTGAGATCTAAGTCTTTAGAAGTTTTAGATAATAAAAACAAGGAGAATTAATATGAAAGTTACTGAAGCTATGCTAAATAGTATTGACCGTTTAATGACAGAGTGGAGTGCTGTTACTATCAATGATATGAATGATGACTTCATCTACATGAATATCTGTGATAAGGTAGATATAGGAGCCATTCTTCCTAGTGGTAGAGTTTTAACTAATAAAGATGATAATGGTTTTAGGAGTTTGAATTTTAAAATCAAAGAATCTGGTGAGATTTTAGACTTTAGAGGATATATTAATACAAAGAATGGTTTGAATGAATACTTTGAATTAAACTCTGTATATGCAGTTCCTCTATATAAGAAGACTCATCTTACATTAGAAGAATTAGAAAAGATTGTAACAGATTATATTGTATTGAAAAAGAAATAAACTTGTATTTATATCAATGGAGACTAAAATTATGAAAAGCACAATATACACGATTTACTTATATGATTTTGATAAGAAAACATTTACAGATCAACAATTCTATTTCAATAATGAGAAAGATGCATTGAATTATTGTCTCATGCATAATATAAACTTTATTTTATTAGGAATAAAAGATTTATATATCCATATTGAATGCGAAAAAGATTTAAAAGAAGAGGATTTAAATAAAATGCTAAAAGACTATGCTGTCTTTTACAAAGACATTGCATTTCAAATTGTAAAGAGATGTAATAATATTCAGGATTCTCTAAAAGAAGAAGAAGTAGTTTAAAGCTACTTCTTTTTTTGTAAAACTCCTTTAAATCAGTTATATACTATAATAGTGAAATAGATGTGAGAATCTATTATTAATCCATTTAGTATTTATTTTTAGGAGGAAACAAAATGGAAAAAGAATTAACTTTTAAAATCTACAAGCTTGAATTAGCAACTGGCAAAATCCATGAATGTTATAGAGAATTTGAATCTATTATGGATGCAAAAAACTTCTGTTTTACATTAAATACAAATAGTGCACAATATGAAAACATTAAATGTTTTTATTTTTATAGTTCCTATAGCGATTTTAAAGCATTTAGCTCTCAAGATACCTTGAGAGATATTGCATTGAACAAGCTTGAAGTTTGGAACGATGAGTTAAATAAGCTCAAAGCCTTGTATATGGTGACTACTAAGTCATTATTGATGCAAGGTGGCTTAAATAAAAAGGAAGCAGTTTAATACTGCTTCTTTTTTTTGTAAATATCACTATATTCAATTATATATTATAGTAGTGAATATAGATTGTGTTATAAATTTAATAGGGCCCTGTGTGGCCCTATATCTCTTTTTTATTTTTTTTTGCTTATTTCAACCACATCTCTATAATAGCGAGGTGACCTTATGGAACAGAATGAAATTAAAGTATTATCTAATGATGATATACAAGAACTTGCAGGTAAAAAAGATCTTGTTAGATTAGAACTTAGTAAAAGTTATGAGCATAATTTAAAAACGAATCTTATTGTCCCATCAGTAAACCAAGCATATTCTTGTTGTGTAGAATATATGAGAGCTTGGTTCTTTGATAAATTTGGAGATAAATTCTTTAAGACTCAATGGTTAGATAGCGAGCATATGCTAAACCCATTTAGACGTAGAAGAACTAAAGATTTAGTAGTTGTAAATAAACCAGCTGTAGTTATCACTCCTGAATTAGATATGAACTTCAATAGAGAAAATATTGATCTTCATAATATGGGTATGCTTTTATATACTAACCGTTGTACTTATAAAGATGCATGGTTTGTGGATAGAGATAAATCATTATTCATTTCTATGACTATGGAAATGCTTATGATGAACTTTAACTATAGAATGAAGTTTAATGGCAGAGGTATTCAATTAGATATTGCTAAGATGTGCCAAATGGCTTTTAGAGCTGGTGGTACACAAAAGCACTATAATGATATAGATTATCCTCTTCCTAAAGAACTTATGAATCAATTAGCAGAAGATGCTTTGGGTTTATGTATTAGAGATGGGGATATATTAAATGTAACTAGATTCTTACACTACGTTAATTCCCACTCTAGATTACCAGTATTATATAAATTTAATGCTGCAACTCATAATATGGAATACTTCCTCAAAGTGCCACAGACAATTGTCCATATTAAGACAAATGAAATATCTATTGATGCAGGTAATGATATTGGTATGGCTAAGTCTGATTATGGTGTATCTTTTGATACTAATGTAAGATTCCCAACTCCTAAATTCTATGCTTATTATTCCTTAAAAGTTAGAGACAATATTCAATGTACTACTCTTGACAAAGCTTCTGCTTTAACTTCATTAATGAATGCATCTAGAATACCTCCTCATAATGAAAAGGGATGGCAATGGAATATTAAATCTGAATATGAGTTTACTGATGAAAAAGAAGTTCAAGATATCAAAGATGGTAAACTTATGAAGATTAAGTTTGATGGATTGATTGGTGATCTTAGAGATATTATAGATTACACAAAATCTATAGCTATTTCTCCTGAAGTATTCTTAGATATTAAGATCTATAACTCATTTGAGTTTGTAGATACTGAGATTGATTGGATAAACTTCGAAATCAAATTTAAACAACCATTGAAATCTACAATGTGTTATTTCATAATCTATATAGATAATAACTACTTGAATGAACACTTGACTCAATTGAGAGGATACATGGAACAACGTGTAAATCCTTCTCATAATGAAATAGGTCCAGAATTATCTCATGATACTAAAACTATGATTTGGTAAAATAACCCCTAGAGTCTAATATGGCTCTAGGGATATCTTTTTCTAATAAATGATATAATTATATACTATAATAGTGTAGAGTATGAATAAACCCCCACATAGTAAGTACTCCTACTATGCGTTAATATACTAAAACACCCCCTATTAATATATCACCACTCCACACCCCCCTTGATATATTAATAACTAACAACCAACCATTCATACTCTACACCCCCCATTTTATAGTTTACGACGTTTATCAGATAATTCCTTATGAGGTATAGAACCATTATGTAGCTAGAATGAATTTGATAAATTAAGTACTATAGATTAAGGCGCATATGCTTTAATCTAGAACATTAAAACAGGTTTTGTAGCCAAAATTAATAATTTTTTGTAATTTGTAAGGAGAAGTACAACAATGGTAGGAAAAGTTATTGATGTAAACATTGCAGAACAATCTCGGCAAGATTTACAAGACTATGCTATCTATGTAGCAAGAAACCGTGCTATCCCAGAAATGGTTGATGGTTTAAAACCAGTTATTCGTAGAATATTATGGTGTGCAGCAAATGACTTTAAAGGCCAAGGATTTATTAAGACTTCGAATATCATGGGTCAGGTTATTCGTAAATACAATCCACATGGCGATGCATCAGTTCAAATGGCGATCAGAAATATGATCAATGACTTTGCAACCAAATATCCTACAATGGAAGGTTCTGGTTCTTGGGGTTCTAAAGCAAATCCTAATCCAGCAGCTCCACGTTATACAGAATGTAAAATTAGTAAATTTGCAGTAGATGTATTCGCCAGAGATATCTATGAAGATAGAAACTCTACAGACTGGGCTGATAACTATGATAAAAGAGCTGAAGAACCATTATATCTTCCAGCAAGAATCCCAGCATTGTTAGTATTAGGACAAGTTGGTATTGCCGTTGGTATTAAATCATCTATTCCATCTCATAATCTTGGTGAAGTAATCGATACTACTATTGCTTTGATGAAAGATCCTAAACATAAATTCTGTTTAATTCCAGATGAATGTATGTCTTGTGAATTATTAGATACTGATTGGCAAAAGATAAATGAAACTGGTAATGGTACTTATATTGCTCAAGGTATCATTGAGACTGGAGAATATCAAGGACATCCAGCATTATTTATTAAATCTTTACCAGACTTTACTTATTTTGATTCTGTAAAAGATTCTATTGTAAAATTAGTAGAAACTAATAAGATGCCATATATTCATGACCATATCTCTAGAACAAAAACGGTTATGGTTAAAGGTGAACGTATTACAAACTTTGATGAAGTAATCACTCTTAAAAAAGGAACCGATCCTAACTTCGTTAAAGAATATTTATATGCCAATACAGCTATTAGACAAACACGTCAAGTACGTCTTATCGTAATCAAAGACAACAAACTTTGTTCTATGAACTATAGAGATTACTTGTTAGGCTTTATTAATTTTAGACGTATGACTGTAACAAGACGTTTAAATTCTTTACTTCAAAAATATAAGACTTCTATTCATGAAAGAATGTTCTTATTGCAAGTTCTCTCTAAGAAGAAAGAATTAGATACTATCATTGCTACTATTCGTAAACAAAAGACTACTGATAATCAAGCATTGATTGACTTCATGGCTGATAAATTAAAGATTACAAATCTTCAAGCTAAGTATCTATTAGAAACTGGGTTGAATAGACTTACTGAAGGGCATAGATTGCGTTATGAAAGAGAATTGAAAGAGCTTGAAGCTAAAGTAAAACAAATCATGGATATTCTCCTTCATACTAATAAGATTGATGAACTTATTATTCAAGAAATGCTAGAGATCAAAGCTAAATACAATACTAAACGTATGTGTCGCATCATTTCTAAATCCGAAGCATCTGGTATCGCTCCAGGTACATTCAAGCTAGTATTTACTAAAAATAACTATATCAAGAAAATTGGTGAGAATGAAGAAGTAGGTTCTTTGAATAAAGATGAAGTAAACTTCGTTATCAAAGTAGAGAATGATGAAGATGTAATCATATTCTCTTCTATGGGTAAAGTATTTAAAATGCCAGTTCATAAAATTCCAATTGCAGCCAAAGGTTCTAATGGTGTAGATATTCGTGTATTAAACAAATATGCTACTTCTAATATTGCTTGTGCTGCTAGAGAATCTACTTTAAAGAAATTAGTTGATTCTAAAATGCACAACTACTTATTCACTGTAAGTAGAAAAGGATTTATTAAGAAGATCGATATTGCTGATATCTTGACAGCTCCTCCATCTGGTATTATTTATAGTAAACTTGATGAAGGGGATTATATTAAAGATATTTTATTCGGTCCAGACAAGATGGATCTATTAATCTATTCTGGTTCTAAGGTTCTTCGTATAAGTTCTAAAGAAGTTCCATACTTAAAACGTTCTACAAAAGGTAATAGAGCATCAACTGCTTCTAGTCTTATTGATGGTATGAGCTTCGTATTGCCTCAAGCTACTAGTTTAATTGTAGTAACTAAGGATGGTTATGTAAATAAATTATCTTTAGATATTATCAAACGTTCTAACAGAGGTAAAGCTGGTATTAAAGTAATCAAACTTAAGAAAGATGATTCTATCTTAAATATCTGGCCTTGTGCAGAAGATGCAATATTATTATCTTATCAAGGTAGAAAGAATGAAGAAATTCCAGTAGTTTCTATTAAAGAAGGAAGTACTATTGGATCTGGTGAAAGATTATTGAAATCTCCAACTAGAGTCGTATTAACTTATCTTTAAAAATAACTAATTTAGGATATGGATTAATTTCCATATCCTAAATATTTTTTTGGTTATATACTATAATGGTGATGAGGTAGTAGTATACAACTAACATTGAACTACTCATAGTAAACAACTTTGTTTTAAAACTCGATTTGGGTATATCATCGGTAGAAAACTGACTCCCTAATAATAGCTTTACGACCGATGATATGTGTAAAATTAAAAATATTATTTCATACTAATCCTAATACAAAATGCTAGTATGAGCTTTTCTCGCAACAAAATTTCTCTATTGTTTTTGTAGGTTGAAGTATGAACATGGTAGAGAAGCCTTTCTGAACAAATAAATATAACCATTAAAAGAAAGCTCATAATAGATTCTCACTGAAACTTTGTTAAAATGAAATCTATAACTGTATCTAACATTCTAAAATCAACAGTTATAGATTACAAATATCATTATTTGTTAATACTATGAGTTCCCTTATAACAACAATTACAATCCAAACAAATCATATTATACTACTATCTCATCTTTCCCAATGAACACTCCTACTAGCTTCCCACTAGTAGGAGTATCTTCATTTTATTTCTCCTTATTAAAATAAAGAGGTACCCCTATACCTCTTTATTTTTTTTTATCAAATGCATAAATTGAGTATAGGAGACATTCATATAATTGGATAGGAGGTATGCTGAAACAATGCCTAAAAAACAAAATTTTAATACAGAAGCTATTCTCAAAGGAGTGTATCCTATTATAGAGAATAGTATGAATAAGAATATGATGGCATGGAAGAGATGTATGTCTAGCTTTATTCAAAAGAGAAATGAAATGCTCTTCGATACTATGCCTTGTGATAGAATCTTATATAGAGACAATGATAAAGAAGAATTATATCAAGCTCTAAAGATTACTATGAATCAAATTAAAGAAAAGATGCAAGATACTTATTATGCTAGCATTCTTCACTTTAAGCCAAACTCCGCTAAAGATGATCTAACTATAGTAGCTCTTTGTATTGTTAGATACTTTTCTTTAAAGAAAGATAAAAAGAATTTAGAATTAGCCAATATATACTTAGCTTTCTCTGCTAAGTTCTATCCATTGGTACATTATGAATTCTTTAAAACTGTTGCACCATCTAAGTATAGACACGTTATGGAATACGTTATCAATAATAAGCTCTCTCAAAAATTCGATTTAAAATCTAAGGGAAGCGTTATTGGTGCAGTAAAATCTATTAATGATACTTGGGCTAATTCTTATACAAAGATGCTTAAAGATTTTGATGATGAAGAAGTTGTATATGTAATAGAGCAGTTATACAACCGCATCAAATCTTTTATGAAAAATATTGCTACTCTTTATTATGAAGCATATAAGAAGAGAGAATATATCACTTATGAAAAAGACCAAATCCCTGAAGAAGGATCTGGAGATAGTACTTTTAATCTAGCTACTAACGATTCTTTCAGATTGCAACAATATGTAGAGAAAACAATGGAAAGAATCAATACTTCTCAAGTAGACTATAAAACTTGTACTATGTGTGCAGATGCTAATGTAAAGACTGAAGAAGTTAGAAGTATCTTTGAAAGTATTTTCAATAATGGTAATAATGTTTCTCTTGTTAAAGAGTTAATCACTCTTATGATAGCATCCTATATGGTTCAAGCTACAAATAAAGATGTAGCTTCTATAGCCTTCTTTAAATTCTCTACTCAAGTAAAACCTAATACTAAAGATGAAACTCTTATTAGGATTAAAGATATTATTGAAGAGATGCTTAATGATAACTCTTTACAATATAGAAAGAGAAAGCATAGGGTTGCTACAAAACTCTCTTATCAAAAAGCTTTCCTTAAATATTTTGCATTTATGATTATTAACGCTAATAAATAGAGGTATACGATGATTCCATTAAATGAAGTTTACTTCGGTAAAACAAATGAAGTTCTTTGTATTGAAGATCTTCTTATGAAACTTAAGAAGAAATATGCTAAAGATCAACCATTGAAAGATTATAAGACTTTCAAAACTATGGTGAAAGACCCTATTCTGAAAACTATTGAAAAACAAATCTGTGAAGCATTTGGTTTCAATGGTGTAATTCTTACAATCAATCCAGATCCTACAATCAATGCTTACACTATTCCATTTGTATTAGATAGAATGAGTGATAAAGCCTATGACACGAATGACAAAGAGCATGAGTTGGATAATCTTAAAAACTACGTTTCCATAACTTCTCGTGGAGCTAAATTTGATAAGAAAAGATTCCCAGTAAATCTTTTAGTTTGTTTAAACCTTGGTGCTATCTTTACTAGTTATATTACTATTCCAGAATTGATGTCTTTCATTCTTCATGAAATTGGTCATACATTCTCTAAAGCTATTTTAGATAGAAATACTAAGTATGGTAAAGTAGATGAAAAGTTCGCAGATCAATTTGCAGCAATGTATGGATACTCTTCTGAATTATCATCTGCATTTACAAAACTTGGACCTCAAGAATATAAGATCACTAAGACTTTAAAACAAGTTCCTATTGTAAATATCTTAGTTGGCATTGGTAAGATTATGGATGATCTTTCTATGAGAGCAAATATCTATGATCCTCATCCTTCTAACCGCAAACGTGTTATCTATCAAATCGAACAAATTGAGCATGAATTAAAGAATACAAAAGACCTAGATCCTAAGATTCGTAAAGAATTAGAAGAGCAATTGGAAATTTGTAAACAACAACTAGACAAGTTTGATACTCCTACTGAAGATGATACTGTAGCAGATAAGATGCTTAAATATTATAATAGAAACCTTACTAAGTATCATGCTGGTGAAAAAGATACTGATGAAGTAGTTGGTAAATATGGTAGTACAGATTTGATCAATCAACGTCTTGAAGTTCTTATGAGAAGAAGAAAGAAGAAATAGTCTATGGCAAATATCAAAGAAGCTAGAAAGAAAGTAGAAGAAAGAATCTACAAAGTATTTGATATGATCGATAAGACTGGTGCTAATACGGAATATTATAAGGCTAAGTTTGCTAAGATGAATGACAAACAATTCTATGATTTCTTTGATCAAGACTTTCCTTTAAAATTCCAATCCAAGGTATTTGAAAACGATCCAAAGATTGATCAAATCATGGATGCTTTGCATTATATCAACGTACCAGTTGAAGAAAAGGTTAGTATGCCTTTCTTATATAGAAATAAGGATGGAGTTCCAGTTAAATCTCAAAATGTATTAGTTCTATACATGACTTTGAAGAGATTGAAACAAATGGTTCAAAAGAAAACAGGTTATTCTGTTAATATCTCTAAACGTGATTACAGAACTGGTTTGCTTATTGATACAGATAAGAACGGTAACTCTACAGATAGAGAATTTGAATCTATGGTAACTTTAGATTTACCAGATACAATGAAAGAGCTTGCAACATATCGTGCTGATGCTATGAATGCTAAATCCAAGTTCTATAATCAAATCAATACAACAGGTATGGTTAGTCAGAAAGATGTTCCTGTAGAGAATGATGATTCTCTTGCAAGAAATCTTATCTCTTCCTACTTATTAGGTGCTCATATTAATTCTAACTTGGTTAATACTGAAGACTACTTACCTAGAACTCTTAAGAAACGTAACACTGAACAATCTGGTCTTAAGAGGGAAGGTTAATTATGCCATTATTTAGAGAAGGAGTCTTCAAAGCAAGTACAGATCATGCAATCTTCTTTGATGATGATGATCTTTATATTAACTTTGATAGATTTGAAAATGATAAAAAATATAATGCTTGTTTTGTAGTAGGTTATTCTGGATCTGGTAAATCTACACTATCAAAAGAATTATCTAAGAAATATAAAGCAGAACTACTTTCTATGGATACCCTCATGTATCCAGAATCAGCAGATCAAATGCTAAAAGAAACCAAATCTGATTTCAAAACCTTTTATAAATTTCTTAGAAACAATCCTCAATATGTAAAGTTTATCGAAAGACAGTTCAAACTTTTCAGTACAGATAACTTTACAAATTCCGATGAAAGAAAAGCTACTATAGAAAAGCGTAAATGGTCAATCAAAATAGTGAAATACTGTTTAAAAGAAAAACATAAAATGATTATTGAAGGTATAGATTTATATCACGTATTCTCAGCCTGTCCAGATTTATTAGAGTATCCTATCATAATAAAGGGTACTAGTAAATTTAAATCTATTTATAGAAATATAATGAGAAGAGATAACTTCAATTTATCAATAGATTCTATTTTAGATTTATTGGATTGGTATAATCAGCAACAATCAACTATTAATAATTTTAGAACTGATCTAGAAGATTTTATGAAGTAGTAATTTTCAGTATAAATATATACTATAATAATGAGATTAGATTATGACTAAATAGGATACAATAGAATAATCAATCTCATTTTAAGTTAGATTTAAAAGGAGGAATCAAAATGTGTAAAGAAAACGAAGAAAAAGTTTATTCTTTAACAGAGCAAGGTGATTTCGGTTGTGGGGCAACTGAATTATCTAAAGAAGATGCTGATAAAGTTAAAGAACAACAAAAAGACAAACAATAAAATATTATTATTTTTAAGCAATGACTATAATACTCACTCATAGCATTCATTGCTATGAGTGATTGTTTTGACTAAGAAAGGATGGTTGAATTTGTAATGGAATATAAAGAAATGAGACCACAAAAGACTAAGATAAGAAAAAAGAAGAAAGATAAAAAAGCGGCAGCAATAGTATTGGGATTCTTGCTATGCTTTGCAATTTCTATTATAGCTAACATTTATTGTGTTGCTAAGATTCGTTATTTAGAAACTCAAGTAGGAGAAGTATCTTTAAATGTAGATAAGAACTCAGAAACAACAAATGCTATATTGAATACTCTAAATGATATGAAGACAGAACAAAAAGAGTCTAATAAGAAACAGCAAGATAAGTTAGATAAGATGCAATATTTAAGACAAGTATCTATTTCAAATTTAAAGTCTAGTGGTCTTAATGGAGATACAGACCTAGCAGCTAATAAGATTATTACAACAGATGATATGAATAAAATCATCGATAATTATGCCTCCCACGTTTCAGGCGGGACAAAATTTCAAGGGCATGGAGATATTTTCATAAAAGCATCTAGAGAATCTGGGTTGAACCCTATTTATATTTTTGCTCATGCAGCTATTGAATCTGGTTTTGGTAATAGTATCCTTGCCAATGACCGTCATAATTACTTTGGTATAAATGCAGTTGATGCAGATCCAAACCAAGCTCATTCTATGGGATCTACTATGGAAGATGGTATCATAAATGGAGCGAAGTGGATCAAATCTAACTATTATGACAAAGGGTACACTACATTAAATAGAATGAAAAGCGGCGGGTATGCTACTGATCCTAATTGGATTGCTAAGATTACTAGTGTCGCTAATAATTCAATTTCATACCTTTAATCCTAATTTAGTTATGGAGGTTAGCCAATGTTAAATGCTAAATTTATTGGTGTAGGTGCTGCTGGTAATAAAGCAGTAATTCGTTTATTAGAAGATGGTATCATTCAAGATAATTCTTGTTTACTTTTGAATAGTACTCTTGCAGATGTACCTGAAAAGTACAAAGAATTCGCTATTGAATTCGGTGATACTAAAGGTTGTGGTAAAGAACGCGACCTTGCAAAAGATATGATTATGGATGCATTAGCAGATCATACAGTTAATCTTGATGCATTAATGGATCCAGATGATCGTATGGTTATCATTGTATCTTCTTCTGAAGGTGGTACTGGTTGCGGTGCTTCTTCTGTTATTGCAAGATATATGAAAGAAGTAGTTGGCGCTAACGTACAACTATTTGTCTTCACAGGTTTTGAAGATGATGTTCGTGGTCTTAAGAATACAGTAGATTGGTTCCATGATCTTTCCGAAGATTACATTGTTCAAGCTATTTCTAATAAATCTTTCTTAGAAGAAGCTGAGGGTAATCGTAAGAAAGCAGAAGAGTTAGCAAATAGAGAATTCTCTAAACGCATTTCTACTTTACTAGGTCAAAATATTATTGCATCTGAAAACAATATTGATGATACAGACCTTTACAAAATTGATACAACTCCAGGCTTTATGACTATCGAACACACTGTATTGAATAAGATTCGCAGTGTGGAAGACTTCAATAAAGCATTGGAAAATATGGTATTAGATACGCATAGCTTAGATAATGAACGCTCTGCTAAACGTATCGGTATCATTATTAACTGCGGTGAAAAGACTCAAGGCTTTATCGATCAAACCTTTGATGTTCTTAAAAAGAAATATGGTACACCATATGAATTATTCTTACATATTCAAAATTATCATGATGAAGAATATGTAGATATCATTGTATCTGGTATGAAGATTCCTTATGATGATATCAAGAATACTTATAATAAGTATAAGAAACAAATGGAATCTATTGATATGAATCAAGACAGATTCTTTAAACACAGTTTCGATACTTCTGCTGCTAATACTTTAGATATGAATTCTAAAGTTAAACGCTTTACAGAAACTGACACTAGAAAACTAGCAGCTTCTAGATCTAACTTCTTCAGCAAAATGGGTAAGAAAGCCGAACCTGCTGGGAAAGATAAAGAAGTTTCTGACGAATTATAATATCTATTTGGAGGACTAGAATGATAGATGAAGATAACTTCTATGCAATTAGTAATACTCTAGTAGATTCTGGTCCAACTATATTAGCGAAACGTCTGAGTAACCTTGATCGGTTACCAGACGAGTTCGCATATAGACTGGTGAAACAAGAGTATAAATCTTTTTTATCTTATATTGACAGATCTGAGGAGTTAAATTTTCTCAAATCTAATAGTAGATTTTTAACTTATCTAATCCAAGTTTGTATGGAAGAAACTCTTAGTTATGAAGATCGCATTTATTGCAACAATATGATCTACAACATGTTTCCAGTAAACCAATATATTGCTAAGCTATATACTTTCTTAAGTACTGTTGTAAATAATAATATGACTCATAAGATTATCAACAACTGTGAATTTAATCAAGTATCATCTTCATATATTGCAGTAGCTAGAAAATCTTCTTTCAGACAAGATGAAAATATTATTAGATTAAATTCAGCTATTATTTGTATAGGATTGGATCCTTCTAATAATATCTCTGTAGATAAGATTATTAAATTATTTACTACTATCTATACTAATATAAGAGACTTAACAGAGTTATTCTTGAATATTCTTAAAGATAATTATGTTTATCAATCAGATGACGATTGGATTACTCCAGAGGTAATCTATATCTCTAATTGTATAAATAGAGCAATTCTTACTATTATAGAATCTCAACCAGAACCTGTTATAGAGGAAATGATGCTAAGAGCATACAATATGATTAGTATCGAATCATTAGATCATACAGATCTAAGATTTAGCTTAAAGGATATTGATAAAACAATGTATCCTAAGATTATATCTGTCTTAAACAACTTAACTAAAAAAGAAATATACTTTAATTTCTAATAGCAAGGGTTTAATTACCCTTGCTATTTTCTTTTGTAGAAACTTATAGAGTTTGAGACACAATATTATATTCGCAAATATTGTGAATTTATAGAGGAAATTAAGCAAGAAATGTAAGGAGGAAAACGAAATGGCTGAAACAAACAGCATCTTAGAGCAAATGTTTAGAGACAAAGTATCTAAGATGGATTATAGTATGAGCCAAGAAGCGAAAGAAGATACAGGATATCCTACTGGATTTTTAAACTTTGATTATCTTAATGGCTTCATTAACGATCAAAAAACATCTGATGGTGAAATGAAACAATACTTCGTATTGGGTATCACAGATGGTTCTTATAATGTATTAATTGGTAATACAGGTTGTGGTAAATCTACACTTGTTACACAAATTGCAGCTAATATTGCTAGACAATTTAAAACTACTACTATCTTTGAAGATAATATCGAAGGTGGTATGACTACTGCTCGTCGTAGATCTTTGTCTGGATTCTCTTTGGAAGAATATAATAAAAGATATATTGTTCGTAATACAGGGGTTACAGCAGAAAACTTTTATGAACGTATTAAAATGATTCATGACTTAAAAGTTGGAAATCCTGAGAAATTTTTATATGATACTAAGAGAAATGATGTGTATGGCAACCCTATTATGAAATTAGAACCTACCATCTATATCCTAGACTCTATCCCAATGCTGATGCCTAAAGAATATGCAGATGATGATGAATTAGCTGGCAAATCCTCTGGTGCTGCTACAGCTCAAATTCTAACCCGTATCTTTAGACAAATCATTCCACTTCTCAAAGAAGCTAATATCATTCTCTTTGGTATTAATCATATCTTAGAAGAAGTTCAAATGACAATGTTCCCTAAAGCTAATCCTGTTCCTTATTTGAAACAAGGTGAACGTTTACCTAGAGGTAGATCCGCTACATATGTAGCTAATAACATCATTCGTTTAGATTCTAAAACTAAACTAAAAGCTGACGAAGGATATAAAGTAGAAGGTTCTATCGTAGAAATCTCTTTAGTTAAATCTCGTTCTTCTGGTAAAAAGCTTGGAGCTAGATTGGTATATGATTTTGCCAATGGTTTTGATCCATGGTTGTCTTTATTGGAAGACTTAAAGGCGAACAAACTCATCTATGGTGGTGGGGCATCATTATCATTTGATATAGATAAGGTTCATAAATTCTCTTATGGTACTTTTAGAGAAAAAGTCTTATCAGATCCTGAATTTAGAGGAGCTTTCTTAGGGGTAGTTCTTGATCGATTGAAAAAGATTCCACAACCTATTCAATTAGCAGAAGAATCACACACTGATGAATTGTTATCTTCGGATGCTCTCTACGAGGTCTAAACAATATATCGGCTATATACTATAATTATGAGGCTATTCTCTCTCTCTAGCCTCATAATTGTTTTCTTTAATTATAGGAGTGGAAGAAAAATGAAGAATGTTAGTATTGAATGCGAGTTCATAACCATCGAGGAATTAAGGGAAAAATGTGAGAACGGTTTAAAAGACAAATTAACCAGTTCTGAATTGGAAAAAATGAATAACTACAAAACAGCCACATGTTTATGCATTCCATTAGAAGATGAATGCTCAGATTATTCAGACGACGATTCAGTGGATGATAAGCTGAAACTTTTGATTGTCTCAGGGTCTAAAGACAATACAACTTTCCAATCAATCTCGAATGGGTTACGGGGGACGAAAACAATTATTTCTAATATCTATCCTGATAGTGAAGCTACTCTCCTTCATATCATGGTAAACTATTCTTACCTATTCGATTATATCGAATCTATCTCTAAGGAAGATATTAAGATTATGATTGGTCTCTTATATGACAACTATAACACTCGCTTGGTATTAATCTAAAATTAAAGAAACTTAGGGGATTTTCATATGAAAACAACTAACACAACCTTGAGTCTTGCAAAAGACATTGAAGCAATTGAAAAGCGATTGCCGAACCACGAGTATACTCTTTGTAAAGGTCTTAAACAACCTTTCAACAACACAAACTCTGGTTCAAGAAAAATCATGCAAGGTATTCAAATGGAGCAAATTGCTCAGTTGTTAGAACCAGAAGTACCTATTGTATCTACTGGATATGAAAACCAATTTGGTGAACTCAGCTCTAATTTTATTAGGGCTGAGCATAACTATAAGGTTATTGCCAAGATATCTAAATTTAGCAATGATCCTAATAGACGCTATTGGTTAATTCTATACAACAAAACTCTAAATGAATTAACTTGTATTGAACGTATTGATTACAAACACATTACAGAATTCTATGGTTACATTTACAACAACGATTATTTAGACAGCCTCACTCCTGGTAAAACAATTCACAAAGGCGATGTGATGAAGAAAACAATATCGTATGACGAATACAATAATCGTGCCGAAGGTGTAAACTTGTCTACAATGTATGTGGCTTGTGAATACGTTAAAGAAGATCCTATCGTTATTAGTGAATCTGCATCTAAACGCTTTATCACGCCGTTAATAGATAAAGTAGAAGTAAAGATCAATGATAATGATATCCTTCTAAATCTCTATGGTAGAGACAAAGAATACAAAACATTTCCAGACATCGATGAAGATGTAAAGAATAATATTCTTTGCGCTGTTCGTAGAGAACTCAAAGATGAAGAAGCTTTATTTACTCAATCTTGGGAAAGATTGAAAACTACTATGATGAATGATA